AACTTGGCACGGATTTTCTCTCCGTTCCACTTCTTAGGCAAGATTTCCTTTCTCTCGGAATAGGTTGTAAGCATATTCTTGTATAAGGTTTCTTGCTGAGTCAACTTGCTCTTCAAGTCTTCGTTCTCCTTTTTGAGGGAATCACGTTCCGCCTTGAGCTTGTCGTAGTTCTTCAAGACGATGTTAAGTTCTTCTTCCTTTGTTCTTTGTGCCATAGATTCTATATTTTAGTTCAACTTTTTATTTTTGGTGTACGAACCATTTTTGCCCATCCCTTATGAGGATAGCTTTCGGCAAGGATTTTTTTTATAATTTTATCAACTACAGAAAACGTAGTAAAAATATCCTAACCATAGCCTACGTATAGCTTAGTTGCCCACTAAGTTTGTTTCATCTAAATATGGGTCAATTCCTTTTGGGAAGATGGGCACCTGTTGTGATGGTTGCACAGCGCAGGATTCACATAGATAGATATACTACACTAGACTGAGCAGTTTTATATATCGGGCGATAACTCCGAAGAGGACTGCACGGATTTAACCTCGTATGTCTTTGCCAAACAACCTCGGGGAAAATTAAAAATCCCCAAGTCGTGTGGTGCCGACCCAGGGATTTCGTGATTTATATAGAACCTATTGAAAACATAGATTAAATATCGAAGTCTTACATCAATCACCACATTGACGAGTGCAAAAGTAAGCATAAAAATGATAACTTCCAAATCTCTTTAAGGTCAGTTAAGATTTAGATTTTGTCTAAATATCAAAGAAAATTACCCAAAAATTTGTGTTATAAAAATGTTATCATTATCTTTGCATTGAAAAAGGAGAACGCTGATTTGCAGCTTGTTAGGAAATTTCAAGTACGACCCCTAAGGGTGTACAACTAAATGTAAAAATAACGCATTTAAACGGAATTTATCTAAGAGAAAGACGGATATAACCTCCTTATTACAAGGTAGTTATGTCCGTTTTTGCTTTGTGAAAGTTGATAACGTTTTGATAACATGCGTAAGAAAAACCTGTCTTAGACTAGTTTAAATCGCAAATCTCATAACGGACTGATAACAAGCGCATTCGGCTATTCTAAACGAATGTTAAACAAAAGTGTGGTACGAACATGTTACCAAACACTTGTAAATATGTTATCACAATATGGGAAAAATTAATTTAAGTATTATTCACAATCGATTGAAGCGTGGAACGGCTCAAAAGCCCGTTTCCGTGGAATTAAGGTTCACTTGCGGGGGTAAGCGTAAGTATATCTCCACTGGGGTGAAGGTGTGTCCTTCTCAATGGTCTGACGGCAGCAAGCATGTAATCAGATGCAAGGATGCGGAGGTCTTCAACAAGCAGATTGACGCTTTCGTGGATAGGGCGAACGAGGTTATCGCCAAGATGATTGCTAAAGGCTCCACCGACCTAGAGGAGATTCCTGCCCTCATGGATGGCTGCTCCACAAAGTATGCCAATTTCATCGCCTATTGCGAGGAACGCACCAAGCAGCGCAAGGTAAGCGACCATACCAAGCGGAGATACAAGGTCTTCACGGATTTCTTGAAGAAATGGGGCAAGATTAAGGAGTTCTCGGACGTCAACGTGTCGAACGTGCGTGCTCTGGACGAATGCCTGCACTCCAAGGGATTGGAACAGAGTACCGTCTACTGCTATCACAAGTATCTCAAGCTATTCGTGCGTGATGCGTGCATAGATGAGTTGGTGGATAAGAACCCTTACAACCACCTGCCTTTCAAGATTGCCAAGGGCGACAAGGAGTATGTGGATTGCCTTCCGATAGATAAGTTCGAGAGTATCAAGCGATTGCACCTAGAGGTGGATTATCTAGTAAAGGCAAGGGATTTGTTCTTGATGCAGTGCTACACCGGGCTGGCTTACTCCGACCTCATGGCTTTCGATTTCACCGAGTGCAAGGAGAGAAACGGAAAATACTACTATCACGGAAAGCGAGTGAAGACAGATACTGACTTCACGTTTCAGCTGTTGGGTAGTGCGGTTGCCATCCTCAAGAAATACAATTTCCACCTTCCTCAAATCAGCAATCAGAAATACAACGAGTATCTGAAAGCCATCGGTGCCATCGTCGGAGTGCCCAAGCTGCACAGCCACATGGGCAGGGCTACGGCTGCCACCCTCTTTCTTTCGTTCGGGATGCCACTCAACATCGTGGCAAAGGTGCTCGGTCATACGAACATCAGGCAAACGCAAAGATACGCTCGCACACTCAATCGTGATGTCTATTCGGCATTTGATAACATAGAAGGGAAGATTTGATAACATATCTGATAACATAAAGCAAGTTAACTAGCTCATTCTGCGTAAGTTATCAGACTCTAGCAAAAAACAAATTAAGGGTAGCCATCACTGGCTACCCTTTTCGTTTTCCTCTCGTTCTCGTTTCTCCTTGACCGCTAGCCTTATCCACTCGGGCTTTCTCTTCCCTAAAGCATCGAGAAACTCAAACATTTCATCGTTGACGTGGAACACAACTCTATTGGTTAAGGCTTCTTTGCCTTTTCCCTTTGAACCTGCTCCCTCTCTCCTACCTCCCCACCCTGGGTGAAGAGTGTTCGACTTGACGATCTTTCCCTTTCGGTTCTTGGTGAAACGCATCTTGATTTTCTCCTTGACCCAAACTTCCGCAATTTCTGCATCGGGAGTTTGGCTGAGTACTTGCCTTGCTATGCTGGCTAGCTGGTCGCTGTCCTTAAAGAAAGTCTCGGTCTCGTCTAGTATCATCAAGTCGTCATAAACTATGATTCTTGCTTTATCTGCCATACCCTGTTAACTCAAAATTCCTAATATGATGCTGATGAAGAAGATTATCAGCACAAACCACTCCTGCTTGCTCATTTGTTACCTCCTTCCTCGTCTATGATTCCTATTGGTTTGATGTCGTTCACCGATTCGTCCTCGGTGAAGAATGACACGTGAAGAAGCTCGTCCACGCAAGCCATGGCGATAACCTGCTCTAGGCTGTTCTTGATAACGCAAATGTCACCCCTAACCTCGTTCTGCCTTTTCAGAAACTTTACCGCTGCGTCCTTTACTGCCAAAGGATTCATTTCCTTGTGGATTGTCTCACCCGAAATAGGGAAGACGAAAATAAACTCTTGCTTTTTCATACTGCATCCTCCATTGGTTTATATCTGAAAATAAAATCTACTGCAAGGTTGTCGTAATCAACCTCGGCATAAGCATAGCGATTGAATTCTTTCTTGTCGTTCTTCTCAAAATCCAAACTATCATCTTTGAATAGCTTTCTGAAAAGGATGTTCACCCACTCTTTTCGTGGAATGCTCTTGCCTTTCTCACGTACGAATATTGAAACCATGAACGCGTAGAACTTGATTTCGCAAAGCTTATCGTCTATGTAACCACAATATCGCCCATGCTCATCACTTGTGCACTGGGAGAATTGTTCTCCTAGCAAGCGAGAAACGATAAGTTTCTTGTCGTCCTCGCTGAAATCATAACAAACTATTCTCCTAGTCATGATCCACCTCCTTTTCTATAATGTTCAACTCTGTAAATACCGGATAGTCGGTTACTTGGATTCCCCAGTTCTCGATGTTGTTCTCTCCGTACTCCTCAACGTCCTCGCCCTCGTACTCATCGGCATAGAAAGCTTTGATGCTCTCTTTCTCCTCTGCCATCTTCTCCTTGGCTGCGGTCTTGGTGGAATACACTCCCACAACCTCTAACGTGTCTTGGTCTTGGTTGTCTCGACCTTGCTTTGTCAACACAAATACTTTCATTGTTCTCATTGTTGCTTTATCTCCTATGTTTGATTAATAAAATATCAACTGGCTCTGCAAGTCTTCGCAATACTGCTCTGCGTATGCTCTTGCGTCACTCTCACTTGCGCCGCTATTCATTGCAGCGTAATAGGCATCATTGTAGATGTCGAATAATACTTCACTCATTGTGTAAATCCTTTCTTTTAATTGTTCAACTTATTCTTATCTTGGTGGGTGGCATGGCTCGCACATGGCTGCTCGGCTAATCCCTTGGGATTCCGTATCACCCTATATAAACACTTAAAACAACAACTCTATTTCTTGTCTCTTATCGTCTCTAGGCAAGTGTTCCTGCTGACGTTCATGCCCTCAACGAAATAGCTTTCCCTAAAAGGTGTTCTGCGTATCGTGCAAGTTACCTTTGCTCGGTATCGTCTGCCCTTGCTGTCCGCTCTAGTCGCTCCCTTGTAACAAGTCTCTAGTATTACCATAATCTTGTTATTTCACCCCACTGCTTTAAGTTTGCATCTATGATTTCTACCTCTGTGAAATGAAAATCCCCAACTCTAGGAGTTCCAAACTTCAAACCTTTGATTGTACTTAATCGTGCAGCCATTTCGCTAGGCTGCACGTTGTAAACACTTATTGTTTGTCTTTTCTTCTCCATAGCTTATTCCTCCATCAAATGTTTAACAAGTTCCTCCTTGGTGGCGAAGATTTCATCAAAGCCATAAGCGATGTACTGATTCTCTACTTGCAGCAACACTCGGTTGTCGTTAAGTGCTCGCTTTAGCTTGTCCTCTAATATTCCTCTATTATCAAAACAATAATAGTTGGTGAAGTTATGGTTAATGCCACTGGCTACAATATGGAATACATCTTCACCTAAACTGCGAGACTTGTAATCAGCAAGTAACTTTTTGTTGTCCGCTGAGCGTGTCAAAGACAAGTGCACAATCTTACCTTCAATAATCTTGTTATTTCGCATTGCGTACACCTCTTGACCGATATGGAAGTCGGTCTGCAAGGTTATAGCTGCCCTTGGCACAACTTGTACTTTGTCCGTGTCTAGCCAAAAACCTGCTACTAAAGTGTGTCCGTTCGCTATGTCTTCGGCAATTCTATCAAACACCTCTTTGTCGGTTGGCTCTCTGTCGAACACATCTCCGTTCTCGTCCTCGTCCTCAAACTCGTAATGGTAATCACCTCCGTCCTTGTCTGTGATAACCAGCCCACAAGCTTGCGCCTTTACTACCTCTTGAATGGTTGTTATCTCAAAACCTACAAAATTTCCTACTGCTATTGTCTTCATAATCTTATCTCCTATAGTTTAAATTGTTCGTTACTTGTTATTGATGATTCTTGCAGAATAAGTTCTGCCGATAATGTTATCTATCTCTGATTGATTCTCATAGTCGGTGCAGTCTGCAAAATCGTATTGCTCCACATAGAAACGTGCTGCGCTCTTCAATTCGTGAAGGCTTGCCTTGGTGTAGTCCTTGGCTGGGTTCACTTGGCGAAGATTCTCGCAAGTCTTGCAATACTGGATGAAATCCATTAAGTATGCTCGTTCCATCTGACCGCTCTCGTACGTGCGTGCGCATGCGTAAGGGATTCCGATTGTCATGGCTGCTATCGCAACCGCTAACACATTCTTCTTAATATTCTTCTTCATAGTCTTATGAATTAATCTTCTTGTCTAGTCTGTTCAAAACTCTAGCAACATCGTTGCTAACTTCTATATATGATGCAGTTATTGTATGGTCGCCAACTGCTTTCTTGTATTTCTGTACTGAGAATGCCGCAAGGAGTTCCGATATTGCGTTAAACTCCTTGTCTGTAAGTTCCATTGTTACTTTGTTCATATTGCTCCGTATTTATTGTTAATGATATAACTTGATACTACCTTTTGCGCCTTAGCCAAAATGGAAAAACCATATTTGGAAATTTCGATTTGTCCTTCGTCTAGAAGTAATCTTGTCAGCAAGTAATCTAACATGAGTAAATCTTTTTTCTTCATTGTCGTTCTGTTTTAATTGTTCATGTACTCTACCTTAGTGTGATAAGCATTCGCCCAAACTCTGTTTGAAGCGATTGTGTCGCCATATTTATCAACACCTTCCAAATCGTATATGTTATCTATCCAAGTCCAAGCAATCTTTCTAAGCACATTTAATCTTGCGCTTACTTTTTTGCGCTCTTCTTTTGATGGAGCACCATTTTGCCAAGACTTCTTCATATAGTAGTCCCATATACGATTTAACTGCTCGTTAATCATCTTTGGTGATTTCTTCTTCATGTTGCTCTGTATTGTTTGCGTGGGGAGTGGCGCAAGCCACTGGGGGCAGTGCCCCCTTATCTCCCCACTGGTTTATTACTCATCAGGCAAAGCTTTTGCCTTTTCAATTCCAATTCCTAGCAGGATGCCGAAAAGCATTCCGAATACATAAGGTGCAATATCCATATCACTTGCCCTCCATTACTGGTTAATGTATCTGTATTCACACTTAGCTAGCATAAACAAAGTGTAGCCGCCTCTGTAGAATTGTGTCAACTCTCCCTGCTGCGATGTGTAATCGTCCACCCAAACTTCCCCGTCCCACAAGTCCATACACTTGTAATCGCCAAGTTGGATGCGGTGTCTTAGCTGAATTTTCTTCATTGTTGTTCCTTTCTTTTAAATTGTTATTACTTGTGCGGTCTCACGGCTTGAACGTGAAGTGCTCCTCTATTCGCTGACCGCTCCTTGATTTACATCTTGCCAAAGTTGAAGATTCTAACAAACTGGTATAAGGTTTCTCTGTCGCAAAGGTGGTACAAGTCCTCAAAGATAAACTCCTTGCACTCTCTTGTGCCCTCTCTGTAGGTCTCCTGCATCTGCTTTGCGGTTGCGTTGCCACAATCTAGCCAGTACAAGAAGATAGCCCCTAATGATTCGTAGTCGTTACTCTCATCATAGAATTTCTTCTGCTGCTCATAAGTCTTGTTCTTTCTCATTGTCGTATATCTTTAAAAGTTCTCTACTAAGTTGTCTAGGGTGGATTCCTCTCCACTGCCTAGCCAGTTCTGAAAATGCTTGAGGGCTCTTCTTATTGTGGCAACCTCTTCTTGTGATAAGTTCTTTATCATTATCTTACCTCCTATTGATTAGTTAATACTTCCGTCCTCGTTAACTTCGATGTCCCAGTTGTCTGCAACATCTTCCAGTGCATCCGCCATATCGTCCGATGCCATAACGTTAGACAACTCTTCAAGAAGTGCTTCCGCTCCTCGTACCTCCTTAAGGTTCTGCAACAATGTGTAAACCTCTCTGTAGTTTCTTTTAACTGCCATAGTCTTAACCTCCTATATTAATAGTTTAACTTGTTCTTTAATGCTCTTATCTCTTCGATGAGGGAATTAGCGAAATGCTCGGGATATGCTCCCATTCTCTCGTATCTTTGAATTGTTGGTATTCTATCGTCTAAAGCGATGGTGATTATCTGTATCTCATCACTTGTTAGTGTTATTGTCTTCTCCATTATGTGACCTCCTTTATTAATAGTTATAAATCCATTGTGGATAATCCATTTGATGAATCGCTGCGAAATAAAAGGTCTTGTCTCCTTTATCCTTTCTCCAGTGCTGGTAATCATAACTGAATATATATCCCAGTCTCTTCAGTTCGTTCACCGCTTCATCGTGTGTCTCAAAAGAGTCCATCACGTAACTATTTCTAATGAGTTTCCCATTGATAAAATGGGTGTCCGTTACTATAACTAAATATTCTTTCATTGTCTTGTGTCCGTTAGGCTCGGGGGAGGGCGAAGCCCTGGGGGCTTGCCCCCTTATCTCCCGAGGGTGTTACTCACTCATTTCATATACCCAAAATGTAGCTATTCTTTTCTCACATTGTGCGGTGAAAGATAGCTTTGCAAAATTGTCTGCATCCTCCTTGTTATCGAATTGTCCCGACACATCAGTACTCTTTGTTACATTGTACTGCTTGATAACTAAATACTTCTTCATGTTGTTGTTGTTTTAAATGTTAAACTTCTAGTTTAAAAAGTGCAGGTGTACGTTTGCTCCCAACGTCTGCAAGCTATATGCAGCCTAGCTCCCTCTCTTAACGTTCGTGGGTCAACGTGTTTCGATATTTAACCAGTCTAACACGACTGGGTGTTTGCTTCCGTCCTAGAAGAGTGTTTGAGACTTCTTTGTCTTTGCGGTTTTGGCAGTGTCTCGCTAACTGGGTTGCATTTTCCTTTGATGTTTTAGAAGTTCTATCTCTTCCCCATTTCCCGACTAAGCTATTACTTTATAGAGGTAGTTAAACGTGATTGGGCTAAACGTGCCATCGTTCCTCTTTGAAATCTCGTTGTAACTTGATTTCGAGTGCAAAGATAAAGTAAATACTTTACTCTTGCAAATATTTAGGCAAGAAAATACTTTCCTTTAACGTTATTTAAGTAAAGAAACCACTTTACTTTATATATAAATGTGTATCTTTGCACTCGTTAACAGAAAGTAAATAGTTTATATGACACTAAGAATAAAAGAAATAATGACAAGTAAAGGGTTTACTAACACAACCCTTTCTGATAAAATGGGAGTAACAAAACAAGCGGTTGGGCAAATGGTTAAGGCTGAATCGCTAACAACTGCTACGCTTGAGAAACTGGCTATCGCTTTAGAAGTCCCAGTATGGCATTTGTTAGTATCGCCCGAAGAAGTTAAACTGGATATTGAAGAGAGTAGAAACGACTTTGCAGCATATATCCGCTACAAAGGAATTCATTATACCGCTGATAGTATTGAAGAGTTTATGAAACAAGTTGACGAAATAAAAACTATAATGAGATAAACAATATAAAAATAACGCTTTAACAATTTTATCTATGGCAGTATTATTATTTTTCGGTGCGGTAGTTCTTTTGGCTGTCGTTCTCAAATTTGTCTTTACACCTAGAAGCACAAAGAAAGTTACTCCTAGCAGTGCAAAGAAAATTGTAAAGTCTTCTAACCCAATAGATGGCATTCGATTTGGTGGAGTTATGGGCTTTATGCTCGGTGATTCTTTTGATTTTTGTTGGTCCAGATTTAAGCATCTTAATATTGATGTGGATTCAATAGACAAAACTGGAGCAAACTCTATGATAGTTGCATGGGGGAAAGAATACCTTTAATAACGTGAACGAGGCTCGTTTTATCTTTGAAAGTAACAAACTTGTATCTATTGTTATTGATATTGATTTCTCAAAAGAGGGTATTAAAGATATGTACGGAATACTGGTAAGCCGCATCTGTCGTATTCTAGGAGTAGAGCCTTATTCTAGTAGAGCAACACAATCATTATGGGGTAATGGTAATTGCCAAATAGCATTATTTAGGCATCTTGTACCAATTTCTGAAACAGAAAATCTACTGATACAAATCAGATAATGGCGCAAGCCTCCTCGGGCGTGGGGAGCGGCGCAAGCCGCTGGGGGCGCTGCCCCCCTTATCTCCCCAAGGTTCTCTTCACTCTCTCCCCTGAATATACCTCCATATACTCCAAGACACATTTCATCGGACTTACATCGGACTTGTATCGGACTTATCCAAGAGAGCACATTATTATTTCAATCCCCCTCGAAATATCCTCTCTAGACCATTGTTTCTAGATTGGTGATAAATCCTGCACAAAATCGGGAAAGCCCCTAAAATAGGGCAAAATCGGCTCTAGATGGGCTAAAAATGGGATTAAAAGGGCTCAAAACTCGCGAATTTGCGAGAAAACCCGACCAATTGCCCGAAAATCGCAAAAATCGCTGAAAATGACTTGACTTAACTGCAAAAGCAATCAAGAATGGGAGGAACGCAAGGTTAAATCTTCTTAAAGACAGCTTTGCGCACGTGCGTACCTATTATATGCAAACAGCCTATTTCGAGTGAAAAACACGAAATTAAGACAATTCGGAAATATCTTTACATCTTTGCCTTATATTGCCTCGGGAAAGATTGGGACTAAAATCTTAATAATCAGTTACTTGTATTTTCTTTACAAAAGTACATTATCTTTACATATAAGCGTCCTCGTTTATACTTTTGAGAACACAAATTTATACTTTTGGGAACAAAATCGCTCCGACTAACACACTAATGGGGGCTAATGGTAAAAAATCACGACACGGAAACACGGAATAAGCGGACTTCAAATATTATATATTTGCCCCCAAATCATTAAATAATTGCAATTATGAGCGAAATTTTACAGAGAATACCCCGAATGATTGGAAATTCACCAATTATGGGCAACGAAAAGCAGTGGATTGCCACCGCTGCGATGTTGGCTGGCAGTGTTGCGTCTTCCCTCTTTGGTGCCAACAAGGCTAAGAAGGCAGCTAGAAGGGCACAAGCCGAGAATAGATACCGCACCAACGCTGAGAAGGCTTGGTTCGACAAGGAGTTTAACACAGACTACCTCGACACGAAAGCAGGTCAAAACCTCATGAGAAAGGCGCAAGAGGTGCAGGACAACTACGTACGCAAGGCTGATGGTGCCGCTGCGGTTGGTGGTGGAACCGCAGCTTCCACTGCGATGGCAAAGGAAGCCGCTAACAAGGCGATGGGTGACACGATAGCCAACGTGGCGGCGCAGGACACTGCACGCAAGCAGCAGGTTTCAGACCAACATCAGCAGAACGTGAGCCAGTTGAGCCGAGAGAGACAACAGATTGAGGAGAACAAGGCACAAGCCACGACACAAGCTGCGCAAAACATGTCAAATGCGTTGATGCAGGCTGGTGTGAACCAATTGGGGTCACAACTCGAAGGAGGTAAAGGACTGAATAAGAGTGGCTTAGGTGCAAGCACACCTAATGTTGATACCCAAAAGATAACAGAAGTGAGCAAACTCGCACCTAACCCAGTGCCAAAGCAGCCAAGCGGTGGACTCGATGGAATGGGCAACGACCCTCTAGGGCTAGCGACTGGTGTTCACTACAAAGGCAAGGTGTACAAGTAACGAGGTGGCAAGTCGGTTGGAGGTGCATCCAAAAGGTGAGTGGACGAGCGACCGAGGCAAGGCAAGGTGGACAGGCAGACAGGTGTAAACATCGACCCCAAGACCCCCACCCCCTTTGACCACCGTTGCAAATTATAGTAGATAAATACATAAATAAAAATGTCGCCTCCCCCCACCCCCTCTTTTCCAAAATGGGTTTTCCGATTTTCCCCACCCCCTTAAAAATCGAGAAGTGTTAATAAGTTTAAAACAGAGAATATGAAGAAGGTTTTAATCAATAGAAAGAAAGTTGACCTCACAGATTCAACCCATTGGGAATTGAAGGAAGTGAAGGTGTCTGCTTTGTGCAAGATAACAAGAGAAGGTCAGCTTGGCTTGTATAACTGCAACACGAAAAAGTTTGAGGGCATAGAAGGTGACCTGATTGAGTACCACAATGGCAACAAGTTTTATCGAGGTCACGTTGTTGACTACACTTGTTTTCAATTTGTATGCGCAGCAGAATACGGTCGTGTTCTTTTAACAGCCTATGATGCTTATAACCACATGAAGGTTTTAGAGCACAATGGCGAAATTTCAGAAGTTTAAACGTTTAAATAGAAAAAAGATGCTACATTGTGATACGTATTATAAGTTTCAGGAGATTTGGATAAGAAATCAGAAATCTACAGAATATAGGGAGAAGTCTTTTTATAAGTTTAATCCAAACGAGTCACCCTTAGCACAAATTGCTAGAATTAATAACGGAATATTGAATTAATATTTAAATAGAATAGATTATGACATTAGAAGAAGCAAAGAAGCTATTGAAGAAGGAAGGTTTTGTACTTACAAAGGTAGATTACGAATCAGTTCCTTCGGATGCTTTTACAAAATATGAGAGTCCTGACGTTGTAGAAGCAATGAAGATAGTTCAAAAAGCTAGTTATAGTATCGGTATGGTTCTTGACGAATTTGATGCCCGCAAGGCTCGTTTGAAGAAGGAGTATGAGGCAAAGACCACGGCTCCAGGCGGTGAGAGTCCTGCTATTAAAGAGTCTGCCAAGCTGTTTAACGATGCTTTGTTGGACGAACAGGCTAAGAAGATTTTCAAACAGTCAAGAGAGATTGATGAGTTGAAAATGCGTAATATGGCTTTGGACGAGCTTTCCGCTTCTCGCAATAAGATCATCGTGAAGCAGAGCAAGAAGATTAGCAAGCTGAGAAAGGTTATTCGTGACAAGGATGCTGTTTTGTCTGACGTATCAGAGGAGCTTCGCCTTTCAAAGGTTCGTGAGGATAAGTTGACCGAGGTGTGCCAGAAATACTTGAAGGAGATTGAGGGGTTGAAGAATCAACTTCATGATTTGCAGCAAAAGCACTTTGCCTTAATGGACGAAAGAGACCAGACTGTAGGAGAGTTAAAGGCAAAGATACGAAACTTGAAGAAGCCTCGCATTCCAACTCCAGAGGAGACTAAGCCTTACCCTGCCGAGGACAATCCAGAGGATGCTAATCCTAAGTACAATATTTACGTTGAAGATTGGGTCTGGAAAGCTTTAGGTAAAGAGCGCAAGAAGCCTACCGAGGACGATATTATGGAAGGCTGCAAGGAAATGATGCGAATGAACATCAAGTTGATGCGAGATTTGTTAGGTGAGTAAAATGATAAGCTATGCCAACACCAAAGAATAACAACAACACTCAGCAGCCTAGGCAGAATGCGCCCATTACCATCAGTGGGTACCCAGAGAAGGTGAAGGACTTGCTGAGAACGAAATACCCAGACTTCGATAATGTGATGGGTGGAGGGCAACAAGCCATGCAAGGTGCGCCGAATGGTAGCACTCCTGCCGTGGGTACTGTTGCGCCCAGCATGAATTTCTTTCAGCAGAACAATGGGGCTGTTGGAAAATTCGAGGCTATGAGTGGTAACGTTCAGACAGACCTAACGCCCGATACTCCTGCGCCAGCTCCTGAATACGGAAAAGAAGGAGTGCAGTTAACTAACCCTGCCCAGCCTCAGCAGAACGACTTATCTTCGCTATCTGCGGCATTGAATGGCGGTGCGGCTTCGCAAGGTCAGACGGTGCCAGAGTTTCAATCTGACCCGACAAAGAAAGACGGTGGCTTCTTCGGATGGCTGAACGGTTTGATTCCGAAGAAGAGACCCGGCATGAGAGAGGGCGAGACTCCTGACGAGTATGATGCCAGACGGACTAGAAACATGGAGATGGTGGCTACCTTAGCCGATGCCATCCGTCACATGGGCAATATCGTGAACACTGCCAAGGGTGCGCCTCTGCAACAGTTCAACGACCCTACTAGTATGCTTGAACAGGGGTACCAGAACAGAAAGGCGCAGAGAGCGCAGAAAGCTGCGGCGGATGCCAGTGCGGCTTACAAGATGGCTAACCTTAGCTTGAAGGAAAGGGCGGCTGAGGCTGACAGGGCGTATAAGCAACTTAACCTCAACTTGAAGCAGCAAGCAGCCGACCGTGCAGCGAAGAGCGATGACTTCAATCAGAGATACAAGGAGGCAGGATTGCAGAGACAACTCGACAACGACAAGTTCAACCACGATTTGGCAGGTAAGAAGTTTGACGAGACCAAGCGACATAATGAGGTTTCCGAGGGGCAAAGTGCGGCTCGTATCGCTCTGGCTCAGGAACGAAACAGAATCGCTAGGGCAAGGCTCGCCCACTCTATTGCCACTGGTGGCAGCGGTGGTGGAGGCGGTAAGGGTGGCTCTCTCACCAATCTTTCTTCTCCTTCTGGGCATTTGAACCGAAAGAAGGACTTGAACAGCATCGAGAAGAAACAGATTACACAACATCTTATCCAGAACGGATATATCAACAAGAAGAATCTCGATGCCTACAAAATGTACCAAAGTATGGGTAATACACAACTTGCCAACGACTTGCAGAACTGTTGGATTGCTTATGCTGCCAATATGCCAGGCAAGAAGGGCGATGCCTTCCGTTCTATGTTGAAGAACCATTATATGTATGGCGAGACCAGCACTGTTAGTACGACAAAGGCTCAACCGAAGTCGGCACCAAAGAAAACTACTAGCGGAAAGCCTGTAGGCGGTGGTGTCTCTGGTGGCAAGAGCAAAAATGGTTACAAGAACACGAAAGCACTTGGATTGTAGAACAATAAACATTAAGATAATATATGAGTGGAGATAAATTTGACCAGTTATATAATGCACTGAAAGCAGACGGTGCGGTGTCGGGAAGCAGAGCGAATTTCAGAAACTTTGTGTATGCCAGTGGCAAGCATGGCTATCTGAACCGCAAGAAGCTTTACGATGCGCTCCATGCCGATGGTGCGGTGTCTAGTAAATCTTACGAGGAGTTTGCGCAGAGATTGGGACTTCACGCTACCAATCCTCAGCCAAGGGTTGCGACTTCACAGCCTCAGCAACAGGCAAGCAGACCTCAGACGGCGGCGCAGATGGCGATTTCTCAGGGGTATAGAAAACAACAGCATCAACAGCCTGTGGATTACCTTCACAGACCGCAAAGCCAGCGTGGCAAGGCTCCTGTGGGTGCGCCAAAGAACGCTTCTCCTTTCGTTCAGTCCCTTTATGAGATTGACAATGCAAAGAAGGGAGCGGACTATCCTGTAAGCTACTCTTCCCCTAGAGGCGTACAGCAGGTTTATCAGCAGAATCAACAGGTGAGAAAGCAAGCGGCGAAGACCGCTGCAGACCATATCGCCAACGATGAGTATCGCCGTCAGAGTCAGCCGATGATTGACAACGGAACCGTGGGCGTAATGAAGCCTATGGGCGAGATTGAGCAGGAAATGAGCGACTCGGCTAGCAAGTTCGTGGATGCCAACTTGGGCGATTACATCAATAACGCCGTGCTCAGTGAGCAAAATGCAGCTGCACAGAGAGGATTGGACGCTGCAAACAACGTTCCTTTGTCAGCTGGAGCTGGAGGAATGGGCTTGATGGTTAAGGGTATGGCTTACAACAAGGAGGTCGATCCTGACTTGATGGCGAAGCACTTGACCGACAACGCTAGGAATGGATTTTTGAAGATGTTCCAAGACCCTAACTTTGTGGCGAAGGTGGAGAACGAGGCTACAAGACTTGGCGTTACTCCAGAGGCTTACATGGAGTCTATTATTCCACATTTGAAGGACAGATTGGCTACTAGCTTGCAGCAATCGGAGTATCAGAAGGCTCTACCGAAGAATATGCTCGACAACATCGCCAACAGATTCATCGACTCCAACACGATTGGCAAAGCTCTCAGACTGGCTACACAGACTCGTGGGCAGAGAATTTTGAGCGAACAGGCTTCGGCTGCTACAGCTGAGGGCAAGAATCCATACTATAAGGGTGGAACCGTAGAAAATGTGGCGGCTGACGTAGCTGGCATGGTGGCAGACCCAATATTTGGGGCATCGGCAAAGTTGGGCGGTGCTGTATCAGGAAAGCTTATTGGCAACAGTACTAAGATTGGTGCGTTGATGGCTAACGGCAACTTGGCGCAGAGACTTGGATTGTCTGGTGTACAGGCTGTGACTAGCGGAGGCGTAACTGGCTTCACGTTCGGTGCGACAAGCGGAGCTATACAAAACTTCTCAACTGGAGAAGATACATCACTAGGTGGAACCTTGAAAGCTATGTTGGCGAGCGGTGCATCTGAGGCAGGTAGTTTTGCTACCATGAGCTTGGCTGGTGTTCCTCTTGGACAATTTGGGCGAAGCATCGGACTGAAAAGCGTGAAGACCACTCCTTTGACCAAGGATTGGTTTAAGTATGGCTCTGCCAAGATAGGAATGGAAGCAGCCAAGACCTACATGGAAGGTATGGGTATGTACCTCGGTGGCTATGTTTCTGGCAAGATTGAGGGACGTAATCAGGAGTTCAGTCTGTTTGATGGCACATTGGAGAGCCTTCCAACTGCCATTGGATTCAGATTAACTCATTTGGCAGAAGGCTTGAAGGGCAAGCGATATGATAAGAACGGAAAGCCTCTAAACTGGTGGAACTCCACCATGGTGAAGTTTAACGAGTTCCTGACTTCCGACAAGGCTAAGGTTTCGCAATACATGATGACCGAGGGAGAGAAGCAGCAGATTATGAACTCCATCGATGAGACCAACGCTGCTAACCCGGGGCTGTTTGGGAACGTGTTCGATGCTGCCATGAAAGCAAAAACGGAGCTGAAAACAACTGGTGGTATTTTGGAGAAGCCTTTCATCGGCGAGCCAACTTCATTTGGCGATGTTGAGAGAGACATGAAGGTTGTCGAGACTGTCTATGATAAGATTATCGCCGACCCTAACGTGTCTTGGGATGCCAAGGCTAAGTTCTCAGCTATGGTGATGGGCGTTATGCCTTCCTCTCGCCCATTGATGGACTATGTGTTGTTCACCAATGAGGTAGTTATGAAAGATAATCTGAACCGAGGTACACGCAAATACATCAATGAATATTCGAAATATGGCGAGTTGCTTTCAAAGCGAGAATACACGGATGCCGATGAGAAGGATAAAGCTCTGTATACAATGAAAGCTTACAAGGAGCAAGCTAGACTCTGGAATGCTATTTCCGCTGTTACTAATATAGACAAGAATAACTATGACATGCAGAATGATTTCTATATGCAGGGAATCAAGAATGCCGTTAGTAACGCTGATATTCGTGCCTTTGTTGACGGATTGGGTATTAAAGGATCTGCCGTAGAACGTGAGTTTACTAACTATGCCATGGAGAAAGGCAACGTGTTGAAGATATTCGACTCGGTAGCCAAGCAATATGGTATGGAAACCGCTGACCTTGTAAAGGCTTTCAATAAGTCTGCCATGCGCAGAACAGACAGGGAGCAGGAGGCTTGCATTCATCTTCGCCAGATAATGGAATTTACGGCTTTTCCTCCTAACAAGGTTCACGCAGAGCAGAGCAACCTGAACGGAAAGGACGTGGCTAGCGACAACAACCTTGGCACCGAGCAGCCAAACGGCGAGGCGGTAAAGCAGGAGTTGAATGGACTGAGACAGGCTGAGGCTGAAATGGACGTACTGATGAGGGATAACGATGTGTTCAGCCAGAACTTCAAGAAGCTACAGAGCCAGGGGCTTACCAACCCTCAGATTTACGACTGGATGGTTCAGAACGGACTGACACAGGAGCAGCTGGAACCATTTGCCCATTATATCAATGCGAACGCTAGAGTGCTGGGTATGCAGGAGGCTACCAAGCAGAAGATTGAGGAAGTGGTGAGCGGTGTCGTGCAGGATTGGAGCTACAAGGGTGAGTTGAACGGTAAGAAGATGAACGGCGAACAGGTGGTTTATGTGCAGGACAGCGATGGCAGAGTCTTGATTGTTGGCTCTGGCGATGTGGCTTTCGACCCTACCACTGGTCGTGCGAAGGAAGATGTGGGCGACTTGCTTATCTGCCTAGACCCTAACACAAAGGAAATGGTGTACTTGAAGACGGACGATGTGACCTTCATGCGGACTCAGATGCCTGAGGATTTCGCCAACGAGTATCGTCAAAGATTGCAGATGATTAACTCTCAGCCTTACAATGAGGCGGCTCAGGAACAGGCGATGCAGGATGCAGCTAAACCTCAACCAAAAGAAGAAACTCAGCACAAATCAGAGAATGGTGGCAAAAATGGCGAGTTAGCACCACAAGATAATACCACATCGGCAAAAGTTAGTACCACTTCGCCGAAAGATAATACCACAAAAGAGGACTTAGTACCACAAGAGCAGCCTCAGCAGACTAGAAAGTTTGCGGACGGAACCGATGTGCCGATGACTACTGATAGAAAGGGAAGACCAACACCTGACTATGGAGCGATGAAGCCAGAACAGGCGGCGGAGATTCTTTCGCAGGACTTGGGGGATAGTGCAGAGCCTTACGTGGATGCACAAATCAAGCAAGCAGAGAAAGCTGTGAAGGATGCCGAGAAGATGAAAATTGACATGAGCGGCGAGCCTAATGATGTTATCGAACAGCAGAAGGCAAAGGCTAAGACCATCGAGGCTGCAAAGAAGCAGCTTGAACAGGCGCAGAACATCAAGAAGGCGATGACTGCCAAGGCTGTGGCTGAGACCATGGGCAAACCTACCGAGGAAAAGGTGGAGGGTGCCAACGAGGCTAGCAGCGAGGTAGCCAAGAAGTTCCAGAATGCGCCGAGATTACAAGGCAACCACGTAAGCAAGCGTCTGCCTAACGGCGACAAGATTAGCGGACACTATGAGATTGTTCCTGCCGAAAGCTTGACTCCTTCGCACGATGTAATGAATGACTATAAGAAGTCAGAGGGCTTCCCTGTGGATGCAGAGGGAAGAACTATAAATGATAGAGACTATGAGCACGACAAGGCGGCGCAACAGACCACCGACCAGATGGCTCAGAAGTACAGCGGACAGGCGATTTCTCAGGTGCCTACGGTATCTGACGAGGGTATCGTTTACGATGGCAACGGAAGAACCATGGCAGGACAGAAGGCTGCGAAGAACGGTACAGATGCTGAATACATCGAGGACTTGATGGACAATGCCCAGAACTATGGCTTCACCAAGGAGCAGATTGAGCAGAGTGGAATCGAGCATCCACGTCTTGTGATGGTAACTGATGAAAGATTGCCTTATGATACGGCTACCTTCTCCATGTTCAACAGAAACGAGAAGAAGACGCAGAGCAACACCGAGCAAGCTGTGGCTAAGGCTAAGACCTTGACTAGCGACGAGGTGGGTGCCATCGTTGCCGACATTGAGGGAAATGGTAGCTTGGATGCTTTCTTTAACAATTCCAAGGCAATAAATGACTTGGTGAAGACGTTAGTAAGTAAAGGTGTCATCGGACAGAACGAGGTGGCTGGCTTCATGGATGGTCCAGACAGACTGTCGGCGCAGGGCAAGGAGTATGTGAAGAACCTCTTGCTTGGCTCTGTGTTCAAGCCAGAGACTATCCGTATGCTTGGAGTGGATAGCAAGATCAAGAACGCTGCCATCAATGGCATTCGTGCCATCATGGATAACTTGAAGCTGGGCGACTACTCTCTGCGTGACGAGATAGACCAAGCCATCCAGTTGCTCTATGAGGCTGGAAGAAACAAGATGAGCGTGGATGACTTGCTGAGACAAAGCAGTGCCTTCGGCGAGAATGCTAGAGATAGATTCCCGATGATGGCACAAGCTATGGCTCAGGCTCTGGAGGGCAAGGCTTCTACCTTCCGTGAATTGATGAGCGAGTATAACAACATCGCCAAGAACTACAACACGAATGAGGGTGCCTTGTCGTTCTACGAAATGCTTACCCCAGAGCAGCTTGTGGCTGAGTTCTTGAAGGGAAGCAAGGCTATCAAGGAAAATAACATTAAACTATATGGCAATGAAACAGGAAGAATTACAGAGAAAGAAGGAGGCAATGATGTTGCTGGCAATGAAAAACTTGCAGAAGAAGCAGGAGGAGCAGCTGGCACAGCTGAACCAGAGCGAAACGATGAGTGGTTCGACCAATCAGTAGAGAAGCTTAAGACTGCCAAGGACGAGGAACGCAAGCAGATTCTTGACGATATGGCGGAGTATGTGAAAGACTATGCCAAGCAGAATGGCTATGATGAGCCAGAGGTTTACAAGACCAAGGAAGAATTGCTTGATGCGGCTAATAGTCCTTCCGAACGAAAGAATATCGAGAATGCTTTAAAGTTTGGTGGGAATTATGCTGCTTATTACGAGAACGGAAAAGTTCATATCTATTTAGGTAGCACAAAGGATTCTAAGGATTTGGCAAGGTCTTTTGCCCATGAGTACGTGCATAATGATAACGCCGAAGACCCTTCAAGAGTCAATATGTTGGTTTACTCTGTTGAGAATGGCGACATCAAACGAACAGACTTGGAAGATGTCATCGAGCTGGTGTGTGGAAACAAGTATTATCGCAATGAGGCTGCAAGATTGGAATCTTTTGGCGAAGACCCAATCCGGATGTTGGCAGACGAGGCGTTAGCTCATATCGTACAAGAAATGTATGCAGAGGGTGAAGACGTGGTTTCTCAAATAACGTCTAATCCAACGCTACAAAAAATAGCACAAGAAACATTTAAATTCAGAGAAAATGAAAGAAGAAGCAAACAAGGACTTAGTGAGAATGGAAATCAAGAGTCCAAGCGGACGCAGAGCGTTGATAGACGTGACGAGGGAAGTGTACGACCTGTACGAGAAGATAGCAATGGAAAATCCGAGAATGCCGCAGGACGAGGTTCTGAATCTGGCGTACGAGGATTACGAGAAGCAGATGAAGACAAGCCAAACTCTGTAGGCTTCACTCCTAAGCAGATTCGTGAGCACCAAGCTAGCGTTGACGAAAAGAGGGAGGCTTACATCAAGGCTTTGCAGGATGGCAAGTCTGCCAAGGACGTAGAGGATGCGGCTACGAAATATGAGTTCGCTTTCAAAGACCATCAGAACATGATGGGGGTCATGGACGAGGCTTCCGTGGAAGACTTGTGGAAGAAGGAACTTGAAAAAGCCAAGAGCTCGGTAAATGCTAAGGCTACCATCCCTGAGCGAAAGCAAGCCATACTCGACAAGATAGCTAGCGGAACCGTGAAGAAGAAGGATGAGGCTTGGGGTATGCTTGCACAGGCTGAGGAGCTTTTGGCTGAGCACTATGGCATTCCTTATGATGAGTATGGCGGTCGCCAGAGAACCAAGAGCACAACCGTTGACCTCATTCTCAACCATTATACCAAGGGCATCTTAGACAAAATCACTGACGAGCCTATCCCTGCTGCTACTGAGAAACAGATGAAGTATCTGATGAAGTTGGCAAAGGGAGAGCATCTTTGGGAATCGGCTCTTGAAGGTATGATTCCTAACAAGAAACAGGCTAGCTGGCTGATTGATGCCATGAAGGGTTTGGATGACGAGTACTTGCTGAGTATGCACCCAGACGAAATCGAAGAGAGGGAAAGGGAGATTTACAAGGGCATCGACCTCGTAAGAAAAGCCAATGGTGCCAATGCCTATGATTGGGATGGAATGAGATTGCTTCCAAAGGAGGAGAAGCCAGACCCTAAGTTTAACCCGATTGAAGCTGCTGCCGAGGACTTCAAGAAGGAGCACCCTATGACCGAGGATGAAATTATGTCGGTTGAGGGCTTAGATGATGAAGCCAAGTACACTGCCATTGACTACCTGAACGGCGAGGATGATTCTGAGATTGCTCGCATCTGCTACGAACAGGCTTACAAAAATCGCCCTAGCCAAGGCAAAACTTTGCCTAAGCCAGAGCAAGAAGTTGCCCAGGGCGAGGCAAAAAATGTTTCTTCTGACCCAATGGAAGGCATTAAGAATGCTGCAGAAGGATTCGAGAAGGAGAAGGCAGAGAAAGACGAGAAGCAGAAGACAGCTACCCAGAAGGTGATGGACGTTATCAATGCCTCTAACGAGAGAGCAAAGAAGAAGGCTGACGTGAAGAAATTCAAGGCTGAGCGTGACAAGGAGACTGCCGACTTGATGCAGCAATTCCTTGATGCTGCCAAAGACCGAAAGGATGATGGCAGCGGGAAGCTATTCTCTTTGCCTATGCCTCTCCCATCGAAGGCTTTGAAGTGGATGGACAGACATCTTACGCTGACCGACAAGCAGAAGGAGATTCTCCCTAAGCTGTTGACTGCCATCAAGGGTAGTATGTACGCCCGAATCAAGGAGGGAGTGTATGATCTTGAAGATGTAATGGAGAGAGTGAGAAAGGACTTCGCTTTCTTCTTCGGAAACATCAATAAGGATGATGCCAACAAGATTTTGGCTGAGGCTGCCTATAAGGGTAGATATACTGACCCTGAGACAGGTGAGCGCATGAAGCTCTCTGAGTATGCCGAGCGTGAGCGCAAGAATACGCCTGAGCACAAGGAGAAGCTTGTGGGCGACTCAAAGGATGCAGAGGACAGAAAGCAGAAAGAGGCTACCTTTATTAATAAGGTGAAGACTGTTTTGTCGCTCGGTGGATTCAAGAACGGTATCGTTGGGCTGAGAAAGATAGCGGAGAGCAGCGGATTGAAGGACGTGAAGGACACCGACCTTCAGGAATTGGCTGAGACTGCCATCGTAAGCAAGGCGAGGGAGATTCTTTCCTCTCCTGCCACAAGCAACGAGAAGAAGTTTGAACTTATCAAGCAGCTCTACCAGAATCAGCCTAGCCTCAACCAACGTGACTCTGAGCGAGTAATGAGACAGCAGTATTCCACCCCTGCCCCATACGCTTTCTTGGCAGATATGTATGTGAAGGGAGGCGGCAAGGAAGTGAAGAGCGCACTGGAGCCTAGCGCAGGAAACGGTATGCTTACCATCGGCTTGCCTATGGACGTGGTGCATGTGAACGACATTGACGCTCAACGTTTGGCGAACCTGAGAAGACAGGGCTTCAAGAACGTGACGAGCCAAGACGGAACCCAGCCTTTCGCCGACAAGGACGTGGACGTGGTGGTAACTAACCCACCATTCGGTAGTGCAACGCCAAAGGAGTATGACGGCTACAAGATTTCCTCTCTGGAGGGTCAGATGGCTATCAATGCCTTGGAGAGCATGAAGAACGATGGTCGTGCTGCCATCATCATCGGCGGCAAGACGGAATACGCCAAGAACGGAAGTCTGAACCCGAAGGATAAGGCTTTCCTTGGTTATCTCTACAGCCACTATAATGTGGAGGACGTGATAAATGTGGATGGCAGTCTCTATGCAAAGCAGGGAACTACCTACCCTACACGTATTATATTAATAAACGGAAGACGCAAGTTCGACCCAGAAAACAAGGTGTACCCACCAGTGGAGAAGAACGCTAGAGCAGAATCCGTGAAAGATTATGACGAACTTTATAAAAGAATAAACGATGACATACTACGTAGCAAAGACAAATCCGTGGATATTCACGGAGAAGAAAAGCGAAAAGGTGACAATGCAGGTGATAGAACAAACGTTTCTGATTCTACTAAAGAGAATGGTGGACGAGTCGGACGAATGGGAGACGAAGGAGTTTCTGACAGAACTCCTGCAAATCCTAAACAGACTGAACTGGACACAAGCACCCGACCTGTGGAGCAACGAGAAGATGCCAACGGAGGAACAACTGAGAGTGCTAGCGATGGAAATAGTAACCCAGACACAAGAGGGGGACAAACTTCTGTACCACAATCTGAACGAACCGATGGAAGTAGCGGACGAGGAGACAACTCTATCTCTGGAGGAAGCAACACTAGCGCAACTGATAACGGAACAGATGGACGAGAGCGTGGAGTACGACTACAGTCCTCAGATGTTCAATCAGTAAGCAACACTCCTACCCAACCAAAGGAAGAGAAGAAACAAACTTTGACTACAGAGAAGGTTGCATATACCCCTAACAGTCATTCCATGTCGCTCGGTGCCGTGGTACCAGCTAGACAAAAAGAGGCACTTGAAACGGTATTGAATAAGCTTGGCGATGCCGACCAATACTTGGTAGATAACCTTGGCTATAATGACAAGGAAGATTTGTACGCACATCTCGCCGCCGAGCAAGTGGATGCTGTTGCCTTGGGATTAAAACAGATGGAGAAAGGCAATGGCTTCATTATTGGAGACCAGACTGGTATAGGTAAGGGAAGACAAGCTGCTGCCATCATTCGTTATGCGGTTAAGCAAGGTAGGATTCCAGTATCGTTCACCATCAAGCCTAACCTTTTCTCTGACACCTATCGTGACTTGACAGACATTGGTAGTCCTGAATTGCGTCCATTTATCCTAGCCTCCAGCAAGGATGGCAACATTAAGGAGAACTACGATGAAGAGGTGAAAGGACTTGACGGAAGGGTTACCAAGGTAAGAAAACAGCGCATTATATATAATGTGCCAAGCACTACAGAAACACAACGAGTATTAAAATATATCGCAGAAAACGGAAAATTGCCAGAGGGATATGATTATATCCTCACCACTTATTCGCAAATCAGAACGGGTTTGCAGGAATATAAGGGTGGCAAGTGGAAAGATAAGAAAAAGATTAATGCAGCTGACCGCAACGGACAGTTGAAGCGTGATGCTATTGAAAAACTCGCAGAGAACAGTATCTTTATACTTGACGAAAGTCATGATGCCGCAGGTGAAGGAAGCGGAAGTGCATTCATTCAGAAGGTTTTGCCAAAGGCTAAGGGCGTAACATTCCTTAGTGCTACCTATGCAAAAACTCCTGATGCGATGAAACTGTATGCCTTGAAGACAGACTTGGGCAGTAAGAGCAAGGACGAAAAGGACGAAAAGGATGATGCTTCTTGGAAAATTCTGAATGCCATCAAGAAAGGTGGTACCGTGTTCCAAGAGATTATGAGCCAAGCCTTGACACGAAGCGGTCAGATGATTCGCCGTGAGCGAGATATGACTGGCGTAACCATCGACTGGAATCCACTTACCGAGGACGAAACAGAGATTCAAGCACAACGAGACAAGTTTGACAATATCTTTGGTATATTCAACGACATATTGAACTTCCAACGTACTTACGTGGATGCCAAGTTGGGGGAAATGAGCGATGATGCCGCATTAATCCAAGGTAGCGTGGACCACACACCTGGAACAAAGGATATGGGTATCGGCAACGTTACATTTGCAAGCAAAGCTTACAATGTAGTACAGCAAGCACTCTTCTCCATCAAAGCTGAGAAGGTGGCAGACTATGCCATCGAAGCCATCAAGAACGGAGAGAAACCTGTTATCGCAGTAAACAACACCATGGAGGGTATGACAGACGAGTACCCGATGGGAGAAGTGATGGATATGCCAGACCTTAACACTACCCTTATGAAAGGTTTGGAAGGTATATTGAGATACACCGAGAAGAATGAATATGGAGACCGAGACAATAAGGTATTGAGACTTGAGGAACTTGGCGAAGAAGCAGTGGCACGATATAACGAAATCAAGGAAAAGATAGCATCTGCCACAAGCGGACTGAGCATCAGCCCTATTGATGTAATCAAACACAGGTTGGAGCAAGCTGGCTATCGTGTGGGAGAGCTGACTGGTAGAAACACCGAGTTCGTATATAATGAGGATGGAAAAGTGGTAAGACAAAAGCGCACCGATACCAACAAGAATGCCTTGGCAGACCGATTCAACAATGGTGATCTTGACGTGCTTATCTTGAACCGTTCTGCCTCAACTGGTATTTCTCTTCATGCCTCTACTAAGTTTAAAGACCAAAGACAGCGCACCATGATATTCGCTCAGATGCAAGGGAATATCAACGAGGAGGTGCAAATGCGTGGTCGTATCGACCGCACAGGACAGGTAAGACGAGGAAAGTACGTTTACTTAGTTTCATCCATCCCAGCCGAACAACGACTGATGATGATGTTCAAGAACAAACTGAAATCATTGGATGCCAACACGACTTCTTCTCAAAAGAGTAAATTCAACGAGGTAGATGTGCAAGACTTCACCAACAAGTATGGTGATGAGATAGTCTTGCAGTATATGGCGCAACACCCAGAGTATTACAACAAACTCGCCGACCCTCTGGGTTGGGGATTCATGGAGTACGCCAAGGATGGTTTGTCGCTTGGAGAGTTAAGAAAGAACACAAAGGACACGGTTTCCTCTCCTGCTTACGAGGTAATGAAGCGACTGACTTTGTTACCAGTGAAGGAGCAGGAAGTGGTACTAAAAGACATTTCGGATGCCTACGCGCAAAAGATTAAGCAGTTGAACGATATGGGTATGAACGACCTCGAAATAACAGACATGCCACTGGAGGCTAAGACCTTGAAGCGTGAGGTTTGGAAGGAAGGCTCAGACCCTAACGGCGACAACGCCTTTGCCGACAACACCTATATCGAAACTGTGGAAATGAATGTTTTGAAGAAGCCTATGAAGGCTGAGGAGGTGCAGGAAGCACAAAAGAAGATGTTCGGCGGCAAGGACTATGAAACTTGGAGAAGCGATAAGATTGCTGAAATCAAGGAAGCACAAGCTGCCAAGATTGAGGAAACCAAGGCTAAAATGGCAGAGCAGATGGAAAAGAAAGTTGCCAAAGCGGAGGAAAATACTCGCAAGTCTTTAGAGAAACAGAACGACAAGGTTCAAAAGAAAATCGACAAGGGAACCCAGCTCGCACCGGGCGAACATATTTTGACAGAAGAAGAGATAAAGACTAGAATATCTGATGTTGTCGCTGATGTCAAAAAGAAACTTTTGGAGAAACAATCAGAAGCTATCGCAAACATAAACACTAAATATGAAATGTTTATTGGTCCGCTCTATGTTTGCGACCCAAACAAAACTGTTAGTGTTCCATCGGATTGGTATATGGAAGACAATGCCACTTCATCATATCCTGAGTTTGCTAGAGTTATCGGTTTCAAGTACGACAAGAACTACAACTTAGGTTCATCTTCCATCGTCTTTGCTACCACCGATTCAAGAAAGCGTGTGGAAATACCACTGACCAGACCAAAGGTACTTGAAAGAATTGATACAGACACAGAAAGATTCGCCAAGGAGTGTAAGGTTATCACTATGGATTCTTGGGATAGAATGATTCCTAAGAAAGACAGAACAACAGGACGTATCATTACAGGTAATATGTTGGAGGCTTTGGCTGACAACAATAGCATCGGGCACTTGATTTCATACACTACCGATGACGGTAAGGTTAAGCAAGGTATCTTGGTGCCAGACAGCGTGAGCACGGAGGAAATTACAGGTAATATGCCTATTGCGAAGGCATATAATTGGTTTACCAAGAAAGAAGGCGGAACGGAATTGAAATCAACTGACGGCAAGTTGAGAATAGCTAAGAACTTTGGCTCTATGTACACCATCTATGTTCCTGCTAGCAGAAAGGAAGGCGGTAAGTATTATTTGAACCAAGAGCTGCTAGGCTTGGTACATGGTCACAACTTCCAATCCAAAGGCAACAACTTTTGGGCTACGTTCGATGCCGACAAATTGCATGATGTGCTTCATGTCTTGAATAGTATGGATGTGAAGGTTAAGACACCTAATGACTTCGAGGAGAGTAGAGCACACTATCGTACTACCAATGGTGAGCAGGGTAATGATGCACAGAGCATCGTGGCTAACCATATCGCCAACGTGAGTGAGAAGGTGGGCGTGAAAGCGAACGAGGTTAATTCGGCGGACGAGATTACGAACCCTAGGGTGAAGGCTGACATCGAAGCAGGTAAGAATGTAACTGGCTGGTATGACGAGAAGACTGGCGAGGTACACTTGTACATGCCTAACATCCACGACCGCTATACTGCCGAGAAGACTATCTGGCATGAGGTTGTGGGACACAAGGGAATGAGAGAGTTGTTTGGCGAAGACAGATTCAACAGGTTCCTGCGTGATGTGTGGTATGACTTGGATAAGCCTGAGAACGCCGACTTGAAGAAGTTGGTGATGGAGGAAATGAAGTACAATCCGTTCAATGTGTATAATGCCATTGAGGAGGGTATCGCCCGACTTGCCGAGGAAGGAAGAGGCGAGGCTGGTTTCTGGAGAAACTTGAAGAATAAGGTTACTGACTTCTTGCACGAAATAGGCTATCGCATGGCTCCTAACACAAAAGATGTGAAGTACTTGCTATGGTTGAGCAAGAACTTGCAGAAGAACCCTAACGACCCTTACTGGAAGATGAGAGCCGAGGCGGTAAGATACCGTCTCGACCATGAGGATGTGCCTGACGTTATCGCCAAGGGTGGTATGTATCAGAGTAATGATGGCAAGGCTCGGGACTTGGGCGACTTGCCTAAGGCTGAGTACCAAGAGGCAACTGACGGACAGATTCACTTCCGCACTACCCCATCGACTGGAACGGCTCTTGACAGATACCATCGTTCGCTTGATGAGCACGGCTATATGTTCACTGAGAGCTATATGGACAATATGCTTTCTCTTAAGAACTTGATGACGGCGATTGTGCCTGGCAAGAAGATTGAGGATATTGCATCCTCGGAGAATCCTTATATCCTACAAAACACGATGCAGGGAGCGATGAGCGATGCGGCTCAGATGTTTGAGCGCAACGTGATGAAGCCTCTCGACAAGGCGATGGCTGAGGTGCTGAATGCCTTCGATGGGAAGAATGACGATGAGAAGATTCGTAATTTCAACCTCTATATGATTACCAAGCATGGTTTGGAGCGCAACCGTATCTTGTATGTGCGTGATGCCTTGAAGGACATGCGCATGGACGAGAAAAAGAAGAAGCTTGCTGACACCATTGAGAATGATTGGAACAACGAGAAGGCGACACTTGACGAGAAGTTGGAGCGTGGTGACATCGACTTGAAGGAGTATTACAAGCAGATGGATGACTTCATCCGTACTTACGTGGATGAAACGAATAAGTTTGATGCTGGCGAGCACGACTATTCGGGTATTCACGCCATTCAGGAGGTGGAGAAAAGTTCTGACCCTTACGATGATGCGGAGGCTATACAGAGCGTGATGGACTCTGAGGGCAGAATGGAGGACATCAAGAAGGGCGCAGTGAAGGACTATTGGGATAAGGTGAAGACTGCAACCCAGTATGCCATCGGCTGTGACTATAGGAACGGACTGATAAGCAGGGAGCTGTATGGTCATGTTTCGGAGATGTTCAACTGGTATGTGCCTCTGAGAAAGTATGACGAGGCTACGGCGGAAGATACGTACGGATATATCACCGAGAAGGGCGACCCTAAATCTTATATCGGCAAGACGATCATGAGGGCAAGGGGACACAAGTATCTGAGTGAAACGAACATCTTGGCTCAGATTGGAGCCATGGGCAACAGAGCCATCAAGAACGGCGGACAGAATGCCATCAAACAGGCGTTCGCTAGATTCATCAGAAATAACTCCAATAATAATCTAGTTACAGAAACGAGCGTTTGGTATGTAAGCGACCCTATCACTCAGACCACCGTGGAGCGTTACCCAGACATTCCTGACGATGCGACCGCTGACGAAATCAGCCAGATTGTGAGCGACTTCAATATGGAAATGAAGGACTTGGCATCGAAGGGCTTGGCTACGAAGGTGTATCGCAGGGGCAGAATCGGGTATAAGTTCCAGAGAGCGGAGAACAAATCGCAGCATATAGTCGATGTGATGATTGCAGGAAAGAAGCACTCCTTTATCGTGAACGGAAACCCTAGAGCGGCACAGGCATTGAATGGATTGCTGGAGAACTCGGCTGCTAAGGGCATCATGAAGCCTCTTGGTTCAATCTCTCGAATGATGGCGCAGCTCTGTACTTCCTATAACCCTGAGTTTGTGATGAGAAACATCATGCGTGATGCTGAGTTTGCATCTAGCAACGTTACTACTAAGGAAGGCGCAAGATACGGCGGCTTGTGGGCTAAGTATTACGCACAGCTTGGCTTGTACAAGGGAGCATCAAACATCAGCATGAAGGATTTGCAAGGCTCTACAGGTCTCGGATTGTTTGCCAAGTATCGCAACGGCACCTTGGATATGAACGACAAGATTCAGAGATACTTCAAGGAGTTTATGGAGAACGGCGGTGAGACTGGCTGGGTGCAGATTAAGAACATGAAGGAATGGGAGAAGCAGTATAAGCAGGATGTGAAGGGTGAGCGTAGCAAGGTGCAGCGTGGCGGCAAGATGGTACGTGATTTCTTCTTTGGCAATCTGGAGAACCTGAACGAGGTGGCTGAAAATATCGCGCGATTCTCCACCTATTGCGCTAGTCGTGATTTCGGACGTTCGGTGGTTCGCTCTACTTATGATGCTAAGGAGGTATCTACCAACTTCAACAGACACGGAAGCGGTGATGCCATCAAGAGCTTCAAGAACGGAGAAATGACCGGCACAAAGGCTGCTGCAAGATGGGCTTACGGCTTTACATCAAGCTATCTCAGACACTGCTCGATGTTCTTCAACGCAGGTATTCAGAGCACGAACCTTCTTGTGAAGAACCTGAAGAACCATCCTGTAGGTACATCGGTGAATATGCTTTCCATTCCGTTTGCGCTCGGTGCCTTGGGTGCGCTGCTGAACAATGCGCTAATTGCTAGTGAGGACGAAAAAGACCGCAATGGCGTGAAAGACCCATACGGAGAGCTACCTGACTACGTGAGAAGAAACAACCTCTGTATCTATAAAGGTGGTGGTGAGTTTATCACCATTCCGCTTGCCATTGAGTTGAGAGCCTTCTATGGTCTTGGCGACTTGGCGGCAGGTCTTACCTTCTCGCCTAACGTGAGCGGACAGAAGAATCCTTATCTAGATGCAGTGGGCTGTATGTCGCAGTTGGTGCCAGTGATGGATTACCTCGGCAACTCTTCGGCTGGCAAGAAACCTTTGGAGGAAACTATCAAGGCTATCTCCCCTTCTGCCATCGCTCCTTTCATCGAATGGGAACAAAACTCTGATTGGAAGGGTGCGCCTATCGAGAGACGAGGTGATTGGAACGAGAACGTTCCTGCTTGGCAAAGAGCCTACAATGGTACGCCAGAGGGATTGAAGACCCTCAATAAGTGGGTGAATGCGCAAACCAACGATGTAGCCAAGGGTAACGAGGATATGCTAGGCAATGGTTTCCTTGACATGGTTACTAACCCTAGTATGGTCAACCACTTCTTCGGTGGTATCGGTGGCGGTGCAGCTACCTTTGCAGAACGTACACTTGGAGCTATCAAACATGGTTCTGATACAGAGACCAAGGATATTCCTTTCGTTCGCTCCCTACTCTATACGCCTAGCGAGCAGAGTAGCTTGCAGAGAACGAAGAGCAAATGGTACAACTACAAGGACGAAATGGAGAAGACTATCGCCAATGTGGATAGGCTGAAATCGAAGAATGTTCCGATTGACAAGAGGCTGACGAACGTTGCTGACTACTACAACTTCCAAAACTCAAAGGATGCAGCAAAGGTAAGAGTGATAGAGCTCGCCGAGAAGCAGATGAAGCAATGGAAGAAACTTCGTGACAAGTCGGGTGACAACGAGAGTATCAAGTTTGCCAATGAGAATATTGACAGAATCATGATGGATGCTGTGGAACAGCTGGATAAGTTGAACTAAAATAAAAGGAGGTGGGCTTGAATGGCTCACCTCCTTTGTTTTATCACTCTGGATAATAAAAAATAATCTCTCCATTCGCTTTTTTGTAAGCTATAGCTAATGGGGTGTCATCGTTTTCTTCAAAGCATACAGCAGGAACATCTGATTTTGCATCATCAGATTTCAAAATAGCCTCAACTTTATCTTTTAAGTCTATCACGTTTAAAGCAAGAGTTTCTTTCTCTTCAATTTCATAAATGTTTAATTTGTACTTATACATAAATCGCATTTTTAAAATTTTCCATTTTTGATAGTTTATATAGAGCCAAATAAGGCAATTATAATACTTACCTCTTTTTATAGCCCTAAAGCTTTCGTATTCGAAAATCTGTTCTCGCCTTTAGTTAGCTTTATGGCATCCGATTCATAGAAACATTTTGAACAGAACTCATCTAGGTATGGAGTATAAGTGTAAAAACTGGTTTCGTTCACTACATATCCAATTCGGATTTTTGAACACGAACTGTTTGTATGAATCGTTTGCTTGTGATTTTTCAAATCACGCTCTATAAATACATGTTCACCTAATCGTGTTGGAGTATTATTCCATAACACTATAAACAATGCAATAAAAAAGAAAAACATTAAAGCTATTGTTCTCTTTCTTTTATTTTTTTGTTCATTCCTCTCCATTATTATTTCAGAGCGAAGTTCTTCTGCAGTTTTAACCCATCCCATATTACCGTATTAAATAAATATATGCGTTATTTTCTTGCAAAAGTAGTAAAAATATCGGTAAGTTGTATCGGTCATGCCGGTGTTTCTTATAAATTTAGACTAAGGCTAAATAATTGAGCAGTTTCTTACTCATCGTAAATCATTGATTTTCAATAGACATTTGCTTGCAAATTTATTTTTGAGCATAGTTAGGTCACGCCAAGGATTTGGAGTACCTTTGCAACAAGTTCAATAGTGGACGAAACGATTAATCTATCATTTTTTATGGAAAGCAAAACTTATGTTTTCGGAAATGAAGGAACTAGCGGCAACAATGGGATGCTAGGACTTCTTGCGCCACTGCTCCAGAAGCAGGGCGTTGACCCAAACGTCTTGCTTGCGATGAAGGGTAATAACGGATTCGGCGGCGAAGGTGGTTGGTTCATGTGGGTTATCTTCCTCTTCTTCCTTATGGGTTGGGGCGGTAATGGTTGGGGCGGCTTCGGCAATGGTCGTGGAGCTGGTATCGCCAACGAAATCAACAACGACTATGGTCGCTCTCTCTTGATGGATGCCATCGGTGGAAATCGCAATGCCATCAGCAACTTGGCTACTCAGTTGAATTGCACCGAAGGTCAGATTCAGAACGCCATCAGCAACCTTACCTCACAGGTTCAGAACGTGGGCAATCAGGTAGGTATGAGCGGTATGCAGACCATCAACGCTTTGCAGCAAGGCAATATGCAGATTGCTTCTCAGCTCGCAGACTGCTGCTGCAAGGTAAACAACAACATCACGGCAATGGATGGTAACATCAAGTTGGCGATGTGTCAGCAGACTGGTACCTTGAACAACGCCATCAACAACGTGGCTGTAGGTCAGGAACGTGGATTCTCTAGCGTGGCTTACGAGACTCAGAGACAGACTTGCGACATTCAGAACGCTATCAAGGACAGCACTCAGACCATCGTGGACGGTCAACGTGCGGCAGAACTTCGTGAAATGCAAGACAAGCTCGACCATTTGCGTGAGGAGAACAGCACATTCAAGTCTAGTGCGATGACCTCTCAGATTGTGGGTCAGGCTCTGGCTCCTGTTAACCAAGTGCTAGCAGGTTTGCAGAGTGAGGTGGCAGGTATCAAGTGCAAGTTGCCAGAGACCGTAACAACTCCTTACAGCCCCTTCACGGCGGTGCCTAATTGTATCGCTGCACAATATGGGCTTTACGGCTTGAATGGTTTGAACAACGCTGGTTTCTGGGGTTAAACTAAGAAAGGAGGCTACTATGGTATGGATGAATCCATTCGCATGGGTGAACCGTAGAGGCTCGGCGGCTATCGCTTCACAAGGCGTGACGGTGAACACGGACAATGTTGTCTTCTCGTTCAGAAATCACGCCTTCGTGAATGCGAACTACAGGGGAACGATTTTCGTGAACTTGATGCAGTCGATACCGACTGGCACGACTACAACGCTGCCAATCCTTTTCGAGACCAACGGCGTAACTCAGGCTGTGACTAAGTACAATGGTGAGGCTCTTACGGTGGCTGATATTCCTGGTACTGGCGTGTTACAGTTCTGGTTTGAGAGAGACACTAACACCCTTCAACTGATGACGGGTATTGTTTAACAAGATTTAATAGATAGGAGATTACATTATGTTTTCAGGTTTGAGACAAAATTCATTGTTCTATGTCTTGGATAAAGGCGAGAACCCGACTTTGAGAATCGGACAGGTTGTTTCGGTAAGCAATCCGCAGACCAAGTATCCATCGTTTAACAATGGCTTCACGCCGCAGCCTATGGAATCTGTGGTAGATGTGAAAGTGAAAATTGGCGATGAGGAGGTGGACTTCAAACAGCTCCCTGCCAACGGTCAGATAGCCAACGATAAGAACCTTGTGGTGAGTGAAAGCAAGGATGCGATGAGTGCGGAGGTTGATGCGATGCTGAGAACTTCGAGGGCGATACTGGAGAGCGTAGATTACCATGAGAAAGTTGTAAAGTCTTGTGAGGGAATGCTACTGCAACTCAACCCCCAGATAGCCAAGGAGAAGGAACAGGCTGAGAAGATTTCGAAGCTGGAGGGCAAGGTTTCCGGCATGGAAGGAAAGCTTGACCGCATGATGGGCTTGCTCGAAAAGGCGGTCAACAAGTAATCTCCTACTCTATCCATTCACTAAAGAATCTTTGAATTATGGTTATGATTGAGATTACGGAAGACAAGTTTGATGACTTGTACGAGAACATCGAGAGTATGCTTCGCTTCGGTGGCAAGGCTATGACTTGCCTTGACAAGATGAAACATGAGAAGGAAGACCGATACGGCGAGCGGAACCGTATGCCCGACTACCGAGGTTACGGTGGAGGCAGACACGGTATGCGAGAGCATGAGGGCTACGAGGACATGCACCATCGTGAGGAGCGTGAGCGCATGGGACGTGACTACCGAGGCTACGGCGAGGAGTATTAACTAAGTGGGGTTTGGTGACGAAATCGTTTTCGCTACCAAACCTTTCTTTTAATTGATTACTATTATGAGAAAACAAAGAATACCTTTGAATGCCTACGATTATCAGCCAGAGGAGATGAAAGCTTATCTGAGGCACAATGGCTGGCACTTCAATAAGAAGATGTGCGAGTGGGCGGTGAAGCAGATGCGGAAGAATGGGAAGTCTATCCGTGTGATGAAGCGTGAGGATATTGAGGAGCTATTGAAGAAGGAGAGTATCGAACTGGAGAACAACACCGGTTGGGATTTCGTGTATGTGTACCACATGGCTCTTGCTGATTTCTACGCTTCTTCTATCATGGACGAGAAAACGCTAGCTCAGTTTGTAAAAGACTATGTGGATGATGAAGATCAACAAGATGGCTTCATCTTCAACCGCTTCTATGCGGATTGCTCGCTGAATGGTGTGGGCATTCCATGGGAGGAAATCTTGTGATAATTAAGAATTAATAATTAAGAATTTTGACTGAGCAGGAGATTTATCTGGAGAGGTATGACTGGACGGTGCATGTGCTTTATGATGTAAGGTCTAGGGATGCCATGTATGTTAGAAGGTGTCTTCGGGATTTGGGATGCAAGGGTGTTCCTCTCGAAGATGCCTCTAATCTCGTGCTCAGAGGTGAGGCTAACAAGGGCTTGACTTATTCGAATGTTTCTTTGCGAAAATCGGTTGTGGCTATCGGGTGGACTACTTCGGCTGGGGAGTATGCCAACAGTCTCAGCCACGAAATGCTGCATGTGGTTCAGCATATAGCGGAATATGATTTGATAGATATGTATGGTGAGGAGGCTTGCTATTTGATGGGTGGGTTGATGCAAGCAAGCGGTACCATGATAGGTTAATTTGCTCTAGTTAGTATTGCATAAAGGTGAAAAAAATAAGGTGTAGCCCCATGTGGAGTTACACCTTATTTTATTATGTGTGAAGTCAGCTACTTAGCGGACCTGCTGACCGTCAAAACTCGGTTCCTCATACACCAAGCCATGCTCATCCACGTAAGCCTTGGCTTCTGCGTATGTGTCAAACTCTACTGCGGTGGCTGTGTTGGCTGGGAATACCTCAGCGTTGTCACCTTGCTCCGTCAGAGGAAAAATCATCTTGTTTCCCTCGTGGACTACCTTGAATGGTTTTGTCAACTTGTTCATATCTTGTTTCCTTTCTTTTTGATGTTAAATTTTTAATACTTTATGCAGGAGTAACAATAATTGTAAATCCCTTATCTTGTAATGTAGCTACTGCGGCATCAGATGCTGATGTACGAGTACCGATAACACCTATATTCTTATACTCATAAGAGCTGCCCACCTCCAAAGAGGCTTGATTAATTAGCATTTTATCTATATCGCCATTGAGGTTTGCATTAGACATAGCTAAAACTTTATAGTTCGAAGGTCTATCACTCCAACTGTAGCCTGCTGAACTTCTTGTTAGATATACAAGGCTTCCGTTCGGAGTAAGTTTAGATATATCGCCATGCAAGCCTTCTGCATTTTTGTTACCCCAAAACTTCAAGCTAGTTACTTTAGGGTAGTTAGTTGCATTAAGCCTGGAAATATCACCCTTTACATTCATTTTAGACAACTCTATTAGAGTTGTCTTAGAGTTGTTGGGTAATTTGTCTAAGTCAAAGACTTCTCCCCCGTTCCATGTGCTATTAGAGAGGCTAATAATCTCCGAGTCTTTAAAATCTGCGTATTCTCCAATTACGTTTGTATTACTGATATTTATTCTGTTTTTACTTCTTGCCAATGGGGTATCATATCCCTTGTTGGAAATATACAAGATGGAACAAGCTTTCAGAAAAGAACTATTTAAGTTCGGGAAGCTAAACCCTTCTTCTCCCCAAGTCTTGATTTCATATACTTGATTTTCTTTGCCTTCGTTTGAAAGAAATATTTTTCCAGTACCACTTACCGACTTAGCGGTATCGTATGCAGTGTTAGAAATAGTAATATTTCCACAAGTTCTAATATTTACACCAGTATATGTCAACTCTAGATTTTTTGAAGAAACATTGTTAACTTCAATTATCAATTCTCCTAACTTAGGAAGGCTGTCATCATTGACAATTCCTTTTAATTTTGTTATTAAACATTGTGCCATTTTATATAAAATTTATTATTAAACATTATAATTGAATGTACTATCCATGAAAGCAATTCTTTGCTCTAGCCATTTTTTGCATCTTTCTGTAGAATCGAAAAAGCCATATTCTTGTGGATATGATGGGTAAGTCTGGTTTCCATCACGATAAGAGACTATATCATTCCATCTTTCCAGATTCTTTTTAATAGAATATACTCCAAGTATATTTAGCCAATTTTCAAGATAGTTGATGATGATGTCTGCGGAAATAAGACCACTGTCTCTTAGGTCTTTATACTTCGCAGATAATTCATCTTTGAACAAGTCAAATAGCATAGCGAAAGGTGTGCCAGTGGCTTTTTCTAACTCATCTGGTTTTATATTGTAAAACCCTCTTGCCTCACGACCGAAAACAGCATTGCAATCATAGAAATTGAAACCACACTTTCCTCCTTTATAAATCGTAAACACAGTATTTCTTCCCCAAAGACCATCATAATTTCCAATGGCATTGCTGACAAGGAAATAAACAACAAGGTTGTCAAAGTCGAATATTTCCTTGAACTTGGCTTTCTTATCCTCATCGTTTGATAAGGTATTGATAGTAGGCATTGCATTGGAAAGATTTACTAGTATTGATTTTGTAATGGTAGTATTCTTAATGTCTTTATTTGATTCATCATATTTTTCTGATGTTGAATCAATCAACTCTTTAGGATTATCACCATCATATTTTGAACCGTCCATACATATCAAAGTCTTTGGATTTTTCAGTTCAAATTTCGACCAATCAATAGTTCCATTCCAAAATGTCTCAGATGTCAGACTATCTGGATCAATCATAATACTAGTGTAGTCTTTTTTGTCCATGGAGTAGTTGGCACGATGTTTCTTCATGTTCCATGAGTACATTCCATAGAATTCTCCATTAAGATGAAGAGCAATCGGGAATCCATCAGGTATGCACTTGGCATTATCATCGAAATCTGCCTCAAATTTACCACTAGCCATTTTATATGTTGTTGTGGTGGAGCGAAGGACTCTATTTGACCTTGTATCAGTCTTGCCTACCACATAGTCAGCATATTTATATACAACATTGTTGATACCACAGAACACATCATCAGCATTGGCTTTCAAATGGAAACTATCTTGCGAAACCCAGTCACCGAATTTAATGGAAGTTCCATCCTTAAAGTCAAAAGACTGGTTTTTTTTGGTAAAATTCATAGATGTTTGCCCTTGTGCATTGAGGATGATATTTTTACGGAAATATATACCGCTTCCCCAAAATTCCAGTATGGCATCTTTGTTCTGCGTTTTTGATGTAGCAAGAGAATCTGCCATAACATTTACAATAGCCACGCCTCTAGGAATAGCAAGGGACATATCTTTATAATCGCTGAAATCTAACTTATTTTCCATAGACAACCCGTAGGCAGCAAGTGAGTTGATGATGTCATTGCAGGCTTCTTGCGAAAGTTCTTGGAAATGATTGACGGATAGATTTTTGATATTTTGTTTGTGCTCATAACGAGTACCTTCCGAGTCTCTGTAGCCTATCACCTTGCCATCTGCATCAGTAGTGATTTCCATTCTTCCCTCTGGGTCTTCGATGTGCTCAAACTCTGTTGGGATAGTCTCAGACTTAACCTTGTGGATATAGTGGCTACCATCTGGATTTGTGGAAGACAGCACCTTGCCGTCTGCATCAGTCTCTACTGCAAGGTACTCCTCATTCCCTTGCAAGGAGAAGACGGAAAGAAGGTCTTGAAGGCTTGTGTCTATTGTACCTACCTTCTCCTGCAAGGTTGCAAGGTCTGATTGAAGCTGAGAGACAACTTGCTTCAAGGCATTGACTGCATGAATCTCACCAATGATTTCTCCGTCTCTTCTGATACCAAGTAATACATGGTCTGCTGCATCAAGCCAGACAGCAAAGAACTCCTCGTTCTGCTCTACGTGGTACATTTCATTGAGAGGGAAGTATGGCTTGCCTGTCTCTCTATAGATACAAAAAAGCAATCTATCCTCACTGTCTGTGATGCCATAGATGAACTCTTCGTTCTCTATTACCTTGAAACACTCCTTCACCTCGTCTTCAATGAGGGACTTGCCTTCCTCCTTGTCAACCTTGGTGTCTTGGAGATTCTTAATCTCGTTGTCTTTGAGCGACTGGATGTTGCTGTTCAAGGATTCCGTCAACTCTGTGCGAAGCTGGGCTATGGACTCTTGAATGGCGGTATCGGTGGCGATAAGTTCCTCTATCTTCTTTTGGATAGGGCGAGGGATGCCAACAGACCAGTCGATGCTACCATCCACACGGATGCCCCAAAGAAACTTACCTTCGGCATCGGTGTAGGCACGTAGCCACTCCTCGTTGGTCTCGTAATGACCAAGGTTGTTAACCAACTCGTCAATAGCATTCTGGATATTCTGGGCATCCAATCCGCTCTGGGTATTGTCGTAAGTGACAGCCGAGCCTACGGATGCTCCTCCACTGACGGCTATGCCATCAACGGTGTCTTTGATTTGCTTGGTCTTAACCTGTAGGTCGGAAATATCATCATCGTTGGCTGAGATTTGCCGCTGATGATCAATAAGCGTGGTATCTACATTTTGAATCGTCTCTATAAGATTTGCAGGAAGACCAGCAGCAGCCTCGAAGATTTGGAGCAATTCTTTGTCGAACTTATCCTTCGTAACCGACTCTGGAGCCAACTTGGAGTTGACAACGGAGCCTTCGGCAAGTTTTTCTGTAGTGACAGACTTGTCGTTGAGGTCGGCGGTCTTGATGAGCGGAACCTTGGTACCTAACTTATCGTCTTCTCTAAATGTAGGCATATTTAATTTCTTTTGGTTCTGTAGAAGTGAATATTTGGATTTGGACGGTATCGGGGATGACCGAGATACGGAACTCGAAGGACTGAGTGTCCTTGTGACGGCGGATTGGTATGCGAGGGAAATTGCCCTTATCGTCGGACTGGCGAATAACCACCTTGCCCTTCTCTTTGAGGTCTATCTTTAGGAAGATGTCTCTATGGAGGGTGAGGATGGGCGTAACCCAAGCTAGCTCGTTGGCATCGTATGTGGCTTGAATATTCTCCATATCGTCTTTACTTTGAGGATTGATTAACGCCAAGCTGTTGCAGGGCGATGGTGTACATCTGGCTAGCCTTTGTATCGTCGTAGGCAGAGAGGAGCAGGAAGGCAATGTAGTAGACGAAAGCATTCTTTAACTTGTCGGGTACAGATATTTCTGTCTCTGAATCTGTGTTGACGTTCTTGGGCAAACCTACGTAGGAGATGACAGCTTCTGTGGTCTTGGGCTGCAAGAGAATCCTGATTGGTGTCTCTCGCATGATAGCCGCTTGAGGGCGGTCTACCGTTCCCATGGACGTGTCATCGAACATCATCAAGGCTTCATCGTCGGTGTCCTCTATAGGAGCGACTGCCTTATACCAACTATCGCCACGGACACGTGAGATATTGATTACCTCGGTATTCTCGTCCATCGTGATGACTCCTATGTTGCGTGTGGCATCGTAATCGGTCACCTTGATGGTGGAAGTGGTGGTGCCTATCAGCTTGGAGTCGGACAAAACGGAAGAGGAGGCTGCGGTGATGGCGAGCCAGTGGAGGGCATCGTTTATCTTGGCACGGATGATGTTGTCCATATAGAGGTCGTCCCTCTCATCGGTGAGGTCCGATGTGTTGTTGGATTCCTCGTCTATGCACCAACGTACCTGCTTGATAATTTCCGATACTGTCATTTCGTTACACCTTTTATATATATTACTCGTTGAAGTCTGGGAAGACTAGACCAGCCTTTGAAGCGTGCTTCATTGCGGTGGCGAGGGTCTTGCAATCCTTGTCAAACCGCTCGTTCACGTAGGCGATAACCTCGTCGGTGGTGCGAATGTCCTTGACCTCCTCGGTCTTTGGCTGCTTTTCAGTAGGAGTTTCATTATTTTCCTTCTTCAAAGCATCGAGCTCACCGGGGTACTCCTCTTCCGTGCGCTCCAATACTACCGTGTTGTTGGCGAAGAGCAAGCTGGACTCCAAAAGTTCCTGCGCATAACGGTTGCGAAGCGTGATGGAAGGGTATTTGTTGGTGATGACGTTACCATTGGTGAAATTATAACGCATCTGATTACCCTGCTTACCCTCTAGCAAGTAACTGATATTGTTGTTCTGTACTCTTGCGTTGTATGTCTTGATCATATCTCTGTTTTGTAAAATGGGGACAGGGCTTATTGCACCTGCCCCCCGTGTGATTATATATTGTATGAAAAGAAGCCTTCGTATTACTGAGCGGTGTCCTGACCTGTGTAGATAACCCAAGCGGAACCAGTGTAATAGTATACGGTACCCTTCTCGTAGGTCTTATCATCCGTAGGAGAATTAGAACCCTTCACGGTGTAATCCTGTGTGAGAGCAACCTTCATGCCCTTGGATGGAGTCTCAGGCAACGTCTTTGCAGACATGATGGCACCGAGCGACTCTGTGGCAATCTGCGCAATCTTCTTAGCAGGACCAACCAAGATGGAGTTGTAACCACGAAGTGCAACAGAATCAGCCTCCTGATGAATCCAACGCTTAGCGTCACGAACCTCGCCGCCACCCTTGGACATATCATTGGTCTGCTCCTTCTTGCCAATCTTGACGTAACGACGTGAAGCCTTAGGGTCGAAGATTACCATGAAGTCGGACATACCCATGAGGTCGAGGGTCTGGGTCCAAACGAAATCAATGGAACCGAAGGTGTCCTTGAATCGCTTGAAGGAAAGGTCGAACTCGTTGTGATTGATGAAGTCGTTCTGGTGAGAGCCCTCTAACTTGATATTCTCCAAACGCTCGATGGCATTCTTGCCACAGAAAGCAAAGCAGCGGTCGTTCTCTGAGAACTCGGTAAACTGGAGTTTGGAGATAGCGATCATGTCGCCCAAGGTGTACTCATCGCCAATGCCATAAGTATTGGTAAGCTGATTGATGATACCCTCCGAGGTGAACACGTCCTCAATCTGACCGTCACCAGTCTCAGCCTTGAAGCGAGACTTGCAGCCTAAGAGGTAGGTGCGTTCTGCACGGAGGTTGTACTTGATGATGGCATCGGTCTTGAGGTCGGCAACCGTGATAGGCTGTTCCTTCTTAACCTTCTCGTAGTCATCGGTGAAGACGATGTTCAAAAGCTTCTTCTGAACATAAACCTCCTTCTCACGTGGCTGGAAGTTCTCTGGGGTGATGGTAAGCTGAGACTCTGAGGCTGCGGATGCACCTGCAAGGAACGTTGTGCCGATAGGAATCTCTGGGCACTGCATATTGTCGAGGTTGATGCGAGAATCACCTGCGGTCTTTGGCTTTCCATTGACTGCCTGCATGACTGCCTTCTTACCATTAGCCTCGATAACGTAGAGCATCAAGGTACCCTCACGCTTTTCCTGTGAGCCCTCGGCGTAGCCAGCTACACCAGAAGCGAACACCGTAGTACCTTTGTAGAAAGGTCGAATGGAACCAGAGAAGTTTGATGAATTAATCTCGATGGTATCACCCTCAGTAATCTTGGCAGTGGTCTGACCGTCAAGGGTCTCACCGCCGACTCGCTGATGGGAAATATTCCAGTTCTTAATCTGCACGGTCTTAGCCATGCGGCGAACGATGGAGAGCAAAGGAGTCTTGAAAGGATAGAACTTGACAATCTCGCTATCCCACTCCTTATCGAGCAAACCACCCTCTCGGAGCTGCGTGGAAGATGCCTGTGAACCAGTAAGGTCTTGACCGTCCTTCTTGCCACCAGGGCTAAGTCGGTCGCTTGTATTTTTATCTACTGGCTCTTTCTCGGCTACCGTAGCTTTGCTGGCAGGGTCTACGCCCTCGTCGCCAATCTGAGTTTCGGTAAGGTCTGCCATAGCCATTGCGCCACCGCCTGTAGCAATGGCAAGAAGCATCAGAATCATCTTGAAGACGAACTGATGGTTAGAAAAATAATTAATTACTTTCTTCATTTTTGTATATATTTATTTTGTATTATGGATTTGATTAACTGCGAATGTCGTCCCAGAAACTTTCTCGCTTTCTCTTGCTGGCTGGCTTGTTGCCGCCACCTGCACTAGAGAGTGTTGGTGGAATACCCTCAGACTCGGAGGAGCGAACCTTGTTCTGAATCTTCTCGTTGCGGGCTTGCATGGCTGCCTCGTCACGTGCAGAAGCGATGTCGGAATCATAGTTGTAGGCTTGCTGGAAAAACTTCCATGTATCGGAGGAGATATTGCCTTCCTCTGCATCGGCGATAACACCCCATACTTTTCCGTAGAGGTCGTTAGCCTCATCCTCGGAGAGACCTAACTTGTCGAGAGCCTCACGTGATTTCTGCAAGTTCTTCATCAGCTGTTCGCCATGTTTCTCTTGCTCAGCAACCTTCTCCTGATACTCGGTAATCTGGTCGGCAACCTTCTTGCCCAGTTCCTCGTCTTCGAGAGCAGCCTTGATGTCGATGCCCTGTGAAGCCATCCACTCGAATGGGTGCATACCCTTCTTGGTGGAGTCGAGAACCATGGCAGCTAGCCACTTGTTGTTATCGAGCATCTTGCTCAGAGCCTGACCATTCTCCTCGTACTTGCCCAGAGCGTCGGCATCATCGTTCATTGCCGCATAGCGTGCCTCCTTATCCTCAAAGTCGATGTCTTTGTGTCGCTTGGAGAAGCGCTTGGAGAATGCCGTGCGGTTAGGTCGCTCGTCAACAGACGGAGCAGACTCGGCAGATTCAGCAGGAGCAGCAACCTCTAGAGCTGCCTCTGCATTCTGTTTTTCAAGTTCTTCTTTTGTCATAATTTTTCTTTAACCGATTAAACTTTGTGGCAAAGATGCAAAGAAATCGGAATCGTGTTTCCGTGTTTCCGAGGCATATTATATTTGCTCGGAAACACGGAATAGAAAAAGGGCAATATGGCTATTTTTGCACCTATATTTATAATAATGTGTAAAAAATGGCAAAGACCAAAATACTGACACTTAGCAAGGTGATGCCACGGCGCAACACATACGACTCGGTGAAGGCACGAAAACGCAGACAGGAGCACGGAACGGACATGGAGCTGCTGACCCGATGCAGGAACGCTTGGAACAACCTGAGCGGCGTGCGTGAGACGAGAGCCAGAACCATGAGATACTGCACAGGCGACCAATGGAGCGACATCATCAGAGTGTACAAAGATGGCTGTTGGGAGGAAATGACAGAGCGCACTTATATGGAGAAGCGCAACATGACCCCGATGAGCAACAACATCATGGTGAGCATCTTGGAATCAATAGCAGGTCTCTATGCCAAGCAGGGCACGGAGCCAGTTTGTTTTGCGAGAGACAACGAATCAAGGCAGTTGAGCGACATGATGAGTGCCACGATGCAGTGTAACTGGCAGACCACGGAAATGCAGGACCTACTGAACCACGCCATCAAGGACTACCTACAAGGAGGACAGATGTTTGTGAGGGAGAGCTGGGAAGACAAGGAACTGGAAATGCCAGACGCTTGGACGGAGCTGATGGAACCCGACCACATGTTTTTTGAGTGTGGCAGCGACCCAAGACACAACGACCTCAGCTTGATAGGCGTGCTGCATGACGTGAGCCGAGAAGACTTGTATCAGAAATTTGCCAGAGAGGAATATGGACTTACCATCAACGACCTGAATAGTATCTTCGACATACAGGATTCTTACGAGAGCGAAGGTGGCTATGAGTTTAACGAGGAGAAATCGTTGGAGAACCTCAGCTTCGATTACAGCAACAAGGGAAAGCACTACGTGAGGGTGATTGAGGTATGGACCACAGAGACCAAGCCAAGGCTGCAATGCTTCGACCCGATAGCGTCAAGTGGCAACAACGCATATTTCCGCATAGACCTAGAAGACACGGCTATGATAAACAAGCTGAGAAACGACAACATCAAGCGTGAACAGCAATATGAGGAAATGGGCGTGCCAGAGGACGAGAGAGCCTACATCAAGAGTTGGGAGGTAGCAGATAAGTACTGGTACTACACCTATATGGCACCAGACGGCACGGTGCTCTGCCAAGGGGAAACGCCATACGACTATAAGAGCCATCCCTTCACGATGAAACTATATCCGTACATCAACGGAGAGATTCACCCCTTCATGGCGAACGTGATAGACCAACAGCGGTACATCAACCGACTAATCGTGATGAACGACATGGCATTGAGAAGCAGCTTCAAGGGCTTCAAGATGATACCAAGGACCGTGCTTGGCGACAGGACACCAGAACAATTCATGCAAGAAGCCATCGAATATGACGGATGGATATTCTATTCGCCTAAGCGAACGATGCCGAACGTGAAGCCAGAGATTATCACCAGCAACGCCGTGAACATCGGCACCAACGAACTGCTGCAGATAGAGCTGAACCTGATAAGGGAGGTAACTAACGTATCGGGTGCCTTACAGGGAAAGACACCAAGCGCAGGTACATCGGCGGCAAGATATGCGCAGGAGAGTCAGAACGCCACCACCTCGCTCTTCACTATACTGAGCGACATGGAGGTGTTCACCGAGCGACTGGCTACCAAGAAGTGCATGACTATACAGCAGTTCTATGAGGACGGTAGGAAAATATTTGACAAGAGCGGATTGAACGTATATAACTACGACCGACTTTCGGCTAGAGACATCCACTTCAAGATAAGCATCAAGAACGCCGCAGCGACCGCTGCATACAACACGGCACAGAACGACGAGTTGAAAGAACTGCTCGGCATGGGAGCCATCAACCTTGTGCAGTACTTGCAGAACGTAAACGAGCCATACGCAGACAAGCTTTTGGCAAGCGTACAGGAACAGCAGGCGCAACTGGAAGCTATGTATCAGCAACAGGCAGCACAGCAGGGCGGCGTGCAGCTTGATGAGAACGGACAGGTGCAGGGCGCAGACCAGAACGCCGTGAACCAATTCTTTAACTATAACAACGTGGCATAATGAGCGAGAAAACGATAAACATCAATGTTTCGGACCTAAAAAAGATGGTAAAGGAACAGCTTTCATTTGTCGGAAAGCGACAGGGTGACAAGCAGGGAAACACCATATTTGCAGGTGTTACCCTATCGAGCACCGAGGAGGCTATCCTAGACAAAGCCATCCATGGAGCGGCTGAGACGTTCGCCAGCGAGCTATCACCCAAGATAACGAGCTACAACGAATCGGGTGCGGAAGGCACGCTGACCTTTAGTACTTATGGGCTAAACGATGCCAAGGTAGGAGCGGTGGAAAACATCTTTACCAACTATGCCATCGCCTACATTGGGAAGGTAACGCTAGGGAAGAATTATCCAGAGCTAGCGAAGGAATTTGCCGATGAAACGGCTAGCTATCTGGAGAGTGCCATCAAGCTGGCTTACTCCATAGACGCACCATCAAAAAGCGACAAGACCCTAAAGGACATGACAGGCACGATGTATAATGATGACGGAACGCCATTCAGGGGTGTAATTTAAAACTGAAAAGAATATGATTATAAAATTCCAAATTGTGAAACAGGCTGTAGTGAACGCCGTGAAGACAGCCACCTATCTGAAAGGAAAGATAGACGAGGCATCGGACCCGAAGGCTGCAAAGCTTGCAGGGCAGGAGATAGCCACGGATGACGAGGTACACGAAAGTACCCTCACGAAAGACTTTGACACTGCGCTGGAGATATTGAAGACCTTCTTCGTGGACTATCTAGTGGCAACGCCTCAGACCGTTGGCGACAATGTAATCTACTACGGCGACAAGACGGACGGCGTGGTGGAGTTTACACTATCTGTCTCTAGACGATACAACGGAACGCTGACCGATGCGCTGGCTAGACTCTCGGCAAAATATGTAGAGGACTACATGATATTCCAGTGGTGGCTTAAAACCACCAACCTGAAACAAGCTGAGCCTTATCAGGCGGCACTCGGCGTGGATGAGCAATCCATCAGAAAGTGCTTCGTGATGAGCGGTCCGATACTGCCAACGGTGCCCTACCCAACCGAGTTGACAGCCAAGGTGAACGGCGAAGGCGTGGAGGGAGAGATAACCCTGGAGAAGGGAGAGGAAGCTACCCTATCCTACTCGCTGAACAGCGGTGCCATCGACGACATAGAGGCAAGGAGCGAGAACCCAAGCATCGTGGAGATTCACAGATGCAGGGAGCGCAGGGCTTTCACCCTTGTGCCCAAGAACACAGGGTTTTGCAAGGTGCAGCTGTGGTCCAGACACAGCGACAAGCTGAACTTTGATTGTGACGTAATCGTAACAGAGGAGGAAGGATATGACGGAATTTAACTCATTGCACCCGATGCACTTTGACCGAGAGCGAGGATGGGAACCGGTGTCCAACCCATTCTTACCTCGCCCACCTAGACCTGCGCACCGATATTTCGACAAGCACATCTTCATCTATGCCAACCAACTATGGTATGACATAGATGCAACGACAAGTCTTGTGGGAAGAAACAGACGTGGCAACCAGACGAGCCAAGAGGAAATGGTGCCAACGAGCGAGAACGACCAAGAGAGACCGATGTTCTACCGATGGTTTGACAAATACCTACAGAAAGCAGAGTCCGTTCTGTCGGCTTACGTGATGAAACCAGAGGGTAGAGTGAGAGACAACGCCTTGAAGGAATGGGAAGAGAAGGAAATATGGCTGAGGATGCCCGACTACTGGGACGATACAAGGTTAGACAGCTTGGCGTCAGCCATCCACGACTACATCATAGCTGGCGCACTCTTGGAATACTTCAAGCTGACCCTCACCAGCAAAGACCCACTGACGGTAGACAAGGCAACGGACCTAGAGGATGCTGAGCTGGAAATGATAGACTGCGCCAACGCAACCAAGGCAGGGGCTATGATACATACCCTCAAGCCATTTGGATAATGTAAAAAAATATAGCTTATGGAAGATTTCGAATACCAGACCGTAAGGGAACTGCAGAAGGAAAGGGCTGAAAAAGCCAAGAAAATTCTGCCTGTCAACAAGAGCGCACAGAAGGAGTTCTTGCGAGACCTCTTGGCTCGACACCAAGAACGGTTTGAGGAAAAGATGATAGAGCTGTCGGAATACGACCCCAAGACATACTGCACCATCTACGCCAACCTGATGAAGCACATGATACCAAAGCAGAGCGAGGTAAGCGTGACGCATGGGCTGGACGAGGACTTCAAGCAGTTGGCAGCCCTCAGCATGACAAAGGTGGGCGACGACAAGACGCTGGGTGTGACTACATCTCCACAAATACAAGACGTGGACTTTGAGGAACTAAACGATTTGGCGCATGGCACTGGTAACTGACAAAGAAATAGACGACCTCGTAGCCGAGAACCGAAGACGGTATGACGAGATATATGGCACCTACGACCCATGGACTGGCGAAAACTGCTACGACATGGAACATAGGGAGCTATTGGAGTTGCCAGACTTCATGATCAAGAAGATGTGGGTACCGAGGGAGTGCATGCGTACCTTATTATATAGGGGACTGAGACAGGTGGGCAGTCTGAAAGAATACATCATACAGGTGTGGGGCAAGGAGTATAACGAAAAAAGCTACTACACCAAGCAGCTCATCATGGTGCTGACCTTCGAAATCATGAAGGTGAGATTCAGGGAAGACCCCGAGTTTGCGCTGTATGCGACCGACAAGATAGAAGACAAGGTGACAGGTAACATGATACCCTTCAAGCTGAACTATCCACAGAGAAAGCTATTGAAGATATTCGAGGACCTGCGCACAAGCGGAGCAGCCATCCGAGTAGTCATATTGAAGGCTCGTCAGTGGGGAGGCTCTACCCTAACCCAGCTCTACATCAAGTGGCTGCAAGACTTTAGAAGAGACGGATGGAACGCCATCGTGCTGGCACAGCAGAAGAACACGGCGAAGAAAATCAAGGCTATGTACCGAAAGGCATTGGAGAATCAGCCCGGTTGGACGCTCGGACACAGCGGTGCCAAGCTACAATTCTCGCCTTATGAAAACTCACCAGACGATTTCCAAGTGACGGACGGCATGAGAGCCATCAGACGAAGCACGCTGACCGTGGCATCCTTCGAGAATTTCGATAGCGTGCGTGGTAGCAACTTCCACTGCGCCCACTATTCGGAGGTGGCTTACTGGAAGAAGACTCCCGAGCACGACCCTGAGGGCGTGATTTCGTCTATCTCGGGTGGTATCAGAAACCAAGAGGACAACTTGGAGGTGTTTGAGAGCACAGGCAAGGGTAACTCAGGATTCTTCTACGAGAAATGCCAACTAGCCATGGACCCGAAGAACAACGATGCTTACTCGTTCCTCTTCATCCCTTGTTTCTTCATCGAGCACGACATGGAGGATGTGAAGAACGAGAGAGCCTTTGCCAAGTGGCTCTTGCAGAACAGAGACAAGAGCACAAACCCGAAGGGCTACCGAGAGACAGGCAAGTTCTTCTGGCGAATGTGGGAGAAGGGAGCTTGCTTCCAAGCCATCGAATGGTACAGGAACTTTAGAAACAAGTTTACCACACATGCCTTCTGCGCCACCGAGGCACCAGTGGACGAGGAAGATGCCTTCCGTAACTCTGGCAACTTGGTATTCAACCCCTATTCTATTGATGATTTGCAGAAGAAATACAAGCGTGAGCCTCTGTATACTGCCGACATCATGGTGAACACGGCGGTGAAGAACGAGCAGACCATCAACAAATCGAAGATAGACATCAGAACGGACGGCATGGGCGACTTGAAGATTTGGGCGGTGCCGAACGTGCTGCAAGTGGAAAACAGATACGTGGTGAGCGTGGATATTGGTGGCAAGAGCTCAACATCGGACTATACGGTGATGACTGTGATAGACCGCTTCGGCATGATACCAACCATCAAGGGCAAGCCTAGGGTGGCGGCTAGATACAGGGGACACGTAAGACACGACAAGTTGGCGTGGATGGCGGCAGCACTGGCTCACTACTACGATGACGCACTCTTGGTGATAGAGAGCAACACTGCCGACCGAGAAAAAAACAACAACACGGAAGGCGACCACTTCGGAAGCATCCTGAACGAGATAGCAGACTACTACGAGAACCTGTATCAGCGCACCACTAGCCCAGAGGACGTGACGGACGATGTGCTGGCTAAGTATGGATTCCAGACCAACAAACTGACGAAGGGATGGGTAATCGACAACTTGGAGCAGTTTGTAGACGATATGTTATGGGACGAGCCAGACAAGGAAATGTATCATGAGCTGAGAATCTATGAGCGACACGATGATGGCAGCCTCGGAAACATCGTAGGAAACGGCAACCATGACGATGTGCTGATGAGCACTGCCATCGGCTTGTGGGTGAGCGCCAACGACATGGAGAAGCCAAGGTGGAAACAGAAGGAGAAACATAGCAGCGGTGGTGACGGCGTGCATACGGCTGCAAAAATATAACAAGACAATGGAAAGAAACGTAGAAAGAAAGACATTGAGTTTCGGCAAGGGCATGACAAACGTGCCCAGCGACCTAATGAGCGACGACTCGGAGCTGCTGGAGAGTGACGGATTCATCTATAAGGATGGAGGAATGAAGCCAATACAGAAGCCTAAGGCGGTAGATGGCATTTTCGACCTTCTATATATCCACAAGGGTGCCGACTACAGGAACTATGTGATGCTGAGGGATGCGGGCACTAGCAAGAGCCTTATCTTCAGTGGTAGCTTGGAGGACGGAAAAGTAGACCCTAACTTGTGGCAAAGCTTCGACATCACGTATAATGTGCTTGATGTGAAGAGCGTGGGAAACACCGTAGTGATAGCTACGAACGAAGGAATAGCTTATTTCCTGTACAAAGGAGGGAAATACAAGGAGCTTGGAACAGATTTGCCTAGACCAAGCTTTACGCCTTACTTGCTTGGCGGATCTGTTGGCTTAGGTGGCACTACTTCATGCGATCTAAAAGAGATTATTGATTCGTCGGAAAAATCAGCATTATACAATACAGATGGGAGTTTTGCAAAAGTTGTAGAACCTTCGGAAGATGAAGGCTTGACAAACAAAACCTCATATTATAAATATACTCCAAAAAATGATGCGGAAAAGGTCAGTACCTTTCAGACCGCGGTAAGAGGGCACGCTGCTGCTGTTATATCAAAAGCTAAAGAATTAGGGTATTTTCTGTTTCCTTTTTTTATAAGGTATGCCTTGAAGCTGTACGATGGGAGCTATGCGAGGATTTCCGCTCCTATACTATGTTACCCAACCATCAATAGAAATTGCAGGTATGTGCCTGTCTGCTACGATGAGAATATCAAAAACTTTAAAGAAACATCAGGTGATACTCGTAATTTTAACATGTATCCTTATTATGCAAAGTTAAGATTTGAAGCTAGCATAGAAGATATAGAAAACTGGAAAGACATAGTAAAGGAATTGGTGGTTTTCGCCTCAGATGAAGTGATGCCTTTTTATATAGATGAAGACTGGAAATTTTCTTCCGTTGAAGAAGTGAATGGAGAGTACTACTATAGTTTTATAAATGCGAGACAAGCTTACGCAATTGAAAATCCATTTCCTGGAGCCACAGCTATACAGAAACCAGTATTTGCCTTTGATAAGGACAGCTATCCTGCCAGAGAGGTGCTAATGCCGAAATACAAATCAGACTCAGAAATTATCAGCGAGTTAAAAAGCAAAACGCAGTTCTATAAATTATTTTCTATTGGCACGGATTCGTCATATTATCTAGGGGCAGGTGTAAAAGACGCTCCTATCCCAATACATACAATAGAAAATCTTACAACGCAGGAGCAACTAAAGGTAGATGACTACTATGGTTGGTCCAAGTTAGTATCTCAAAACATATATGTGTACAACAAAAGACTGAATATGTTTAATATCAAGAGATACCCATTTAAAGGATTCAATCTGTTTCATGATGACATACAGGCATATAATGCTAATTTCAAATTTTCATATTACGTACACATCGTTTCCGATAGCATGGATTGTTGGGTTAAGTCTGACGAAATGGATGAGCTTGTACCTGACGCAGCCAATGCGTGGTTATACTACCCTGACCCAAACGCAACGGAAATGATTGTATGGGACAGCGTAAGCAACAAAGGTATGCTTTTGGAATTACATCCACACCCGATGCTAAACGGCGCATATAGTTTTAACAAATTGCCTACAGATGACACTTTCGTTCCTTCTGACGATGTGAAAATTCCTACAGTAGACACAACTGCCCATGAAACAATGGACTCGCAGATTTTTACCTCGGTGGTGAACAATCCATTTTTGTTTGAGGCTTCGGGCGACAACACCGTGGGAACAGGAAAGATACTGGGAATCGTGGCTAATACGGAGGCTGTGAGCCAAGGACAGTTTGGACAATATCCATTGATCGTGTTCACAGACGAAGGCATATATGCCATGGGGGTGACATCGGAAGGTCTCTATGGCAGCGTATATCCTATATCAAGAGAGGTCTGCAACAACGTAGACAGCATCACGCCGACAGACAGACTGGTATACTTTACATCAGATAAAGGGCTGATGGCTATATCTGGAGGAACGGCGGCGACCGTGAGCAGGGTGATGAACGGAAGGACCCCAAGGAACTTTGCCGAGAAACAGCATGAGGGATTCCTGAACTTCTTAAAATCTTGCATCATCGCTTACGACTATCGTGACTCCATGCTGAGGATATTCAAGAAGAGCAATGGATTTGACAAAGACGGCGAGATTGACGAGAAAGAGAAGGACTACTATATCTACAATATAGCAGACGGTACTTTCGGGATGAGCACGATAGGCGTCCCCATCAAGTCGGTGACGAACGACTATCCAGACAACGTGATACAGGACATCGCCCTTGGTATCTATACGCTGACAGGAAAGCCAGACATCAACGATGACGAGGAGAAATATAGCGGACATATCACGACAAGACCGCTGAAACTGGGCGGCAGCATGACGTTGAAAAGCCTGAGAGCCATCAAGAACTTGGCGGATACAGATGAGGGAAAGCTGAGTCTGGAAATATGGGGAAGCAACGACTGTAAGCACTGGTGTCAGTTGCATTCTTTGGGGGGCAAACCTTGGAAATACTTTACCTTCAAATATACATTGAAGGATTTCAAGGCTGTGGACTCGTTTGCTGGCAGCATCGTTGAGGTACAATCGAGAAGAGAAGACAAGATGAGATAAATACTTTATATTCTTTTCATAAGCTAAGTTGATAACATAAAGAAGGCGGCTACTCGTGATGAGCAGTCGCCTTCAAAACATAGTAACTAACTAAAACCTTAAAACTTATGAAACATATTAAGAAGAAATCCTACAAAATATCCTATTATGAAAGCATATAGATGAAGCAAACCATTGACATTCGGAATCAGCATCGTGATGAGAATGAACGGCATCGCCTTCTTGGAGGCTTCAAGCCATCTCCCTGTCTTGCCCCACATGATACCGAAGACAGCGAAAAGAAATCCTGAGAGTCCCATCGTGGAATCGCCTACGTACATCGGTAGGAAGCTGGCTGCTACGGCTACAATGAAAGCCAAGAGCGCAGACATCTTATTTCTGATGCCCCAAAGTACCATCAGATTGACGGTAAGATGAAAAACGTTCGCATGACAGAAACTGTATGCTATATGATTCCACCATGGACACCCAGCATAAAAACCAACATGGAGGAAATATCCTGCAAGGCAAGCAATGCTAATGGATAGCTTTGGCTTCCAGTTTCTGCTTGCGCAGTTCCATATCCCTGTATTCCTTTCCATATCGCTTGCAATTAGAAAATATATCCTCTACGGTCCTCGGTGACAAAAAGAATTCTGGCGCAGGCTCACCAACCAAGAAGGTGCAGATGAAGTAAAGCGACTTGCCGATGAACTCCTTGCGCTGAGACAACTCCTGAAGCCGATTGAACAACGAATAGTACATTCTCCTTCTGGGAGGTGACATCACATCGACCGTGGAGGTATCGCCCATCACCATCTTGCGCAGTTTCTCGAAAGCTTGTTTTGGGCTGACGTAGTATCTGGGCGCAGGATGGGCAGAGACTTTAATCCACGCCTCTCTCTGGGAATGGCATCGGGGCGCAACGTCACGATATGCCATCATCAAATCCTCTCGCTGCCGAGCACTCAAGTCAAAATTGGTTTTCGTCATAAGATAGCCTTTAAAACATGCTGCAAATATACTATTAATTTAGAAATAGTCCAAATAAAATAGTATTCTTTAACTTTTTGCCACAAAAGATTGCGTGTTTGTAAGATTTTTATTAGCTTTGCAACAGTTTAACAAACAAGAACTTGCTTTTCTAAGAAATTAGTAATTAAATCAACATACGAAAAATCAAATTAAAAGATTATGAGAAGAAGACAAGAAGACCCTCTCACCGAAGAGGAGCGGCAAGACGTGAAGCACGAATTGCTGCGCAGGAAGATTTATCATTTTTACGAGCATCTATCAAGGTGGGCACCCCTGCTGTTGATGCTGTGGCACTGGTATGGCGTGATGGACTACAGTAGACATCCACGACCGACCATCCTAGACACCGAGGACAACGGGAGCTGCATCATCTGGATGTATACGCTATGCTATGTGTACATGCCATTCGCCATGATACCTGTGAGCTATTTCTTTCACTGGTGCTGGATATTCAGAATACCCTTCTACTATTTCATCGGGATCAGCGTGATAAGGTTTGGCTACCAACACTGGCTGATAACTCCGGAGCAACTAACCATGCACTATATACTAATAATATTAACTATAACAACTTACGCTTATGGACTCACAAGCATTGCTATCAAAGGCAAGAAATGCTGTCAGGATGCTGGAAAATGACGAATGCGGACTAGACGGCATACAGAGAGAGGCAGCCATGAGGTGCCTAGACTATTACATGAACGGCAACAGCCACTTTACGGAGTTGTCTGCCAGAGGCTGCATCGCCCAGATGTATTACTACGAGGGTGACACGAAGAAGGTGTTTGCCCCCTACTTCGACTACAAGGAGATAAGAGACGAGTATGAGAAGGTGAAGGACATGATACCCGACTACAATATGTGGGACTACGCCGTGACGATGAACCTAGCCTACTCGAACCATTGGGAGGTGGTGAGGAAATGGACGAAAAGCAAAGAGAAGCTTACGGAGAGGATGAGCGAGCTGGCTGTAAGTTTTCTTTGCGACGAGGACACAGCCCACCCTTGCGATAAAATTTTCTGGTACATGAACAGTTAGACGGAAATACGGAAGAACGTATCGAAAACACGCCTATCTTTGTCGGCATTAATCAAACATCAATGGTATATGACAGAGATAATTCATACTTTCCTACAGGAGCATCTATATAGAGCTGCGCTAATCATCGCACTCTGCATGGGTGCTCTTGTTGTATCTATGGCAGTAGACTTATTCTTCGGCATAAAAAAGGCGAAGGAGAACGGCGAGGCTACGACCAGCAGAGGATTTAAGAAGACTTGCGACAAGGCAAGAAAGTATTTCTCACCCTTCATGGTGGCTGTGTGCATCGATTTGATAGCCTGCACGGTGCTTCCGTTCCCTGTGTTCTCGATGATATGGGCAGGATATTGCGTGTTCTGCGAATTTGTGAGCGTGAGGGAGAAATCTTGGCAAAAGGCTGAGATAAGGAAACAAGAGCGTACGGTATCGATACTCCTAGAGAACAAAGACGATTTGGCGAAAGCCATGTTCGAGATAATGAAACAAGCGAAGGAGGAGGAAAAGGCATGAAGGTGACGAGAGAACAGATGCTAGCCATCATCGGTGATGGGCAGCGAACTGATTACTTCCTGCACTACATCAATGCCTGGGCTACTACATTCGGCATCAACACACCGCTTAGGATGGCGCATTTTCTGGCGCAAGTGTGCCATGAGACCAATGGATTTAAGCTGCTGCGAGAGGTAGGAAAACCTTGCTACTTCAACAAATACGAGCAAGGAAAGCTTGCCAAGATGCTCGGTAATACACAGAAGGGGGACGGAACCAAGTATAAGGGCAGAGGGTTGTTGATGCTGACCGGTAGAGCGAACTATGAGGCTTATCAGAACTCAGGCTATTGCACTGGCGACATCATGACTAATCCAGAATGGCTAGAGAAGCCTCTGGGGGCAGTGAAGAGTGGCATGTGGTATTGGTGGAAGAAGGGGCTGAACGCTCTCGCCGACAAGGACAACGTCCTAGGTGTTACCAAGAAGATAAACGGCGGTACCAATGGACTTGACAGCAGAAAGAAATGGCTTGTGAAATGTAAAAAGGCTTTGGACGTATGAAATGGTATGACATTAGAGTTTGGAAATGGTTGTGCAGCGGACTGGTCGTAGGACTAGTGCTGCTAGCGTTGGCAGGATGCAAAAGCAAGGAGTATATCATGGTGCCCGAATATCATACGGAGTATGTTTGCAGGACCGACACTTTCCATAAACTGGATAGTGTTATCCTGAAAGATTCGGTGTATGTGTATCAGAAAGGCGATACGGTATATTATAACAAGGTGGCGTATCGGGACAGATGGCACAATATATATAAGGTGAAGACTGTCACTTTCATCAAAAGAGATTCGGTATCGGTGCCCTACCCTGTGACTAGGGAACTTACCAAGAACGAACAGAGACTGATGACGCTCGGAAGATTGTTTGTCGGATTTTTGTTCTTGGTGGTGATAGCGATGGGTGCAGGTATCTGGTGGTATCACAATAAGAAGTGCTAGCTTATGGCAGAGATTTCTAAGGAGCTGGAGGCGATTGATTCTCTTCTGATGGAGTTTCACGACCGCATTCAGAGCGGAAGATGCTTCTCTACGAAGCTTCAAAACCAGCAGATGCTATCGTTTCTCCACATGATCGCCAACAAGGATGAGGGAATGAGTTTTGCCGAGGCTTGCTCTTATACTAGGATTCCTTCTTCCACTTTCAGAAGGTTGGTAAAGGAAGGAAAACTGCCTGAGGGCAAAAAGCGCAAGGGCTTTACGGAAAAATTCTGGTATGCAAAAGATTTGGATGAATACATTGATAAGTTGTAAGATAGATTTTTCTTGTTATTTTATTCATGATTATTAGGTTGTTAGTTGAAATGTTTTAAAACAGAAAATCCCCACTCGGCTGTGATAGCTGGGTGGGGATTGTGATTATTATTCATTCAATTATTTGAATTTAAACCAATAATAAACCCTAAACAAAAAATGCTTATCGCCTTGGTGATGCGATGGTCTCTAATGTAATTGGCATCATCAACCCAATTTTATTGAGCATTGCATTATCAATGCGCTTATCTACCCAATAGTCATTACCACTGCTCATTATCTTCTTTGCCAGTCTAATCTTCATAAGCCACGTTCAAATCCTATGTTAATAAAATATTCATTTATCTCTTTTTCGGAATCAAATAGTCTTGGGTTGCCAAATCTATCTTTTATTGTCCTGTATTTTTGCCACCAATGGAATTTGTATCTTACTACATATTGAACTTTATCCGTAAAGGATGGCAATATTGCTCCATTAAAGACACGTGGTGTTCTAATTTGTTTTATTCTAACCTTCATTTCTTCACCTCCTTATCGAACTTTGAACATTGAACAATTGAGATACAATCTACTTTGTTAAGTTCTGCTTTGCTATAGTCACTCACAATGTAGAAGCATCCTTTTTCGAAAGTAACAGCACCAATAAATCTTCCAAAGTAATGGTTAACCAATAACTCATCGTTTTCCCACACTTCTTTGCCGTTCTTGTCTCTAAGCCCTGTGTACTGGCAGACGGTTGTAGGGTCAACCTCAATTATGGAATACTTTCCTTCAATGGCAACACATCCACTTGTAAGATGTTTCAAGTCACCTTCCAACCATTCTCCATTGTCAACTCTCTTAGCTTTGAATTTAATATCTTCCAACTTCATATCTTATTTCTAAATTTAATTAAAAGAACCCCAATAATTATTAGCTCTATAATTAATATGGGTAAAGCATAAACATCGCCAAAGTACTCACCTACAGTACTTGGAGTTAAAAGTGATGTTAATACTATCGCTGATGCAATAAATACCCAACCTGTTTCTTTCATATCACTCTTCTTCAAGCTCAACACATTCATCACTCCAGCTTAGCTATCTACCTATAAGCTTCTTGATTGAACCTTTTGGAAGTTCCAAGTAATCAGAGTCTCTATCCTCATAATCATGAGGTATTGGTTTCCAGTACCCCATGGCACTTCTAAGAGGCTTCTTCTCATAGATGTATTCATCACCATTTTTATCTACTGCTATCCATGCCATACTCAACCCTCGCTTTCTTCTTTAACACCGAAGACTGAACCATCATAGAAGGTGAACTCATCTAAGGCTTTATTATAAGCATGTATTTTTGTGGTTGTACCAACATAAATATTTTCTATATCACAGCTTCCAATACAATATATTACTTTGCTTACTTTTTGTTTTAACCATCCCACAGGTTGGTGCTTCAACATCTCTTGCATACACTCCTCTGCGTTGGCAAAAGGACGGTACTTAGGTGAGGGCTTGATGCGATACTCATTACAATCAGTATGTACAATATAGTTAGCTTCTTTCCATTGTTTCTCACCGAAAGAGCGTCTTTCTATCTCTTTCCCTTCACTGAATGCCTTAATAATAGGCAACAGCTGCTTTGCTTCATCACGATTCATTGTTTGTCCTCCTTAATTACAGGTTCTTCAATGAGAAATTTTCCCTCAATTTCAAATGGCAAAACATTCGTAATGTTCGCTCTGTAAGTCTTTCCATCTAAAGCTTTGAACAATGGATGAATAACTGTTGGTAAACGAGGAATACACTTATTACAATGATGGACTACCTCAAAATGTCCTTTTGTACCATCACTTAACGTGCAGCCACAACAAGTACATCCACCAATTCTGTATCTAAAATATGTACGTGATAGATAGGTCTCTTTCCCACAAATATCACATTTTCCAAATTCTATTGCACTCATATCTCTTTCTATTCACCCCCTCCCTGCTGTCACCAAGGAGAGGTGGTTAGTTAATCTGTTATTTCTTTAAACTTCCCATTTTTGAGTTGATACCAAGTATCTGCCTTGATACGTTCACCATCAACATACTCTGTCTTTACACACTTAGGAACGCTTCTTTCTTATCATCCCATACCCACTCAGCAAGTGTTATCCAAGAACCAACTTTCGCTTTTGCAATGGAATCATTACCTGCACACATGATTACAGAATCTTCGCCAGTGCTATTTATCTGAGCAGAGTCACCGCTTGAACCAATCTTAGCAGAGTAACCGCTTGAACCAATCTTAGCAGAGTAACCGCTTGAACCAATCTGAGCATAGTCACCGCTTGAACCAATCTTAGCAGAGTAACCGCTTGAACCAATCTGAGCATAGTCACCGCTTGAACCAGTCTTAGCAGAGTAACCACCATTATCATTCAAGTCTGTTGATTTATTTACCTTAGATGGTGAGGTAATATCTTTCAACCACTCAATACCTATATTGATAATGTCAGCAAGTTTCAGCTCTGCCTTAACCTTGATGCGAGAAGAACAAACTTTTGTTGATTTATATTCTTTGTCAATTTTACCAGATTGCTCAACCTCGGCGAAACGAGAGTTAAGCATATTGTAATGGTCGAAAACTTCCAAAGGTGACTCACAAGCATGAAAACCACGGTTGCAACATTTAATGTCACCATCAATTTCATATTCCTTGCCTACTTCGTATTGAAAGCCTTGGCATTGCATATTTTTATCGAAGCCCTTGTAGGACTTTATTACTTTTTCTTCTTCCATATTCTCACTATTTAGCCCGAAGGTGTTAAACGTTTAATCTTCTATTTATGCTCCGTATAACCTCTTGTATGTGCATAGCCTCTGTGCTGGTACCTGCATACCGATTGCTATATAAGCATAACATATTTTTAAGTTGAATAAAATCTTGTCTTGTAAGATGGTTCATACCTATACCTCCATTTCTGTTTTTAAGCCCAATCAGAAGAGAAGGTGCTGGAGTTGATGAACAAACTGAAATTCTAAAAGTCTTATATTTCCTATATATGCGGCATAACTTTTATCGTCTAAAAGTCGGAAAATTGTGACGCTATCTTCTCTTTTATAAATCCAAGTTGCGTCAGTTTTCTTCCACCCATTCTTTTCAAGAATCTCTGGAGTAAGAGGAATTGGTTCACATGTATCAGAACCACTGAAACTTTTACCTTCAAAATCATAACTGCCCTCTTTATATACATTCGTTATTTTAGCAATTCCAAACAATGTATTTACCAAATCTCCTGGGATATATTCAATTCTATTCATACTTACTTTTTAAAATAATGTTCTTTACTGCCATTAAGATACTCCTTACATGTTTCTTTTGTTAGAAACTCGTTGTCTGAATAATCATCAAACTCACCTAAACTTACTTGGCGAAAAAGAAATTTTATGTTATTATCGCTATTCTCATAGCCTGTAAATTGCAGGTCGTCTTGACAAAGACGAAGCCATTCAAGATAAATCTCATAATCTCGCTTAGAGAATTTGAATCCTTTGACATTGCTCTTACACCAACCAAAGTATTCTGGATTCTCTCTGAGAATACTTGTAACTTGTCTTCCTTTATACTTTCCAAAGGTAAAAATATTGTTATTCATACTTACTTTCCTTTAAGATGATTATACTTCTTGATAGCATCCTTTCTAGATGCAGCCATTATTTTCACACCCTTGACGGTGAACTCATGCTGCTCCTTTGGCTGGCATTTCTGTTTATCACTTGGGATAATGCCTTTTGGAATTGCTAGAGGTTTTTCCTTGTCAAAAGCAAGGATTCTTTTTACATACTCAATTTCTTCATCATAGATACCAAACATACTTACTTTTTTCTTTAGTTTCATACTTCCATGTCACTATCTAAACCTAATCCAAAGAGAAGGTGTTGGAGTTGATGAACATACAACAAATCAATAAGTCTTGCATATTTCGCACCTCTGAACAGGAAGGCTTTAAATACTTCATTATTTCTCCATTCTATAATTATATAGCTGTTATCATCAATGATAAAAATAAAACGTGTACCTCTGTGATACACTTTCCACCCATTCTTTTCAAGAATCTCTGGAGTAATAGGAATTGGGATTATACTATGTTCTTCCGCTATAGCTTCTTTCCCATCCATATCTTTTGCTATATATGGATTTATAGTACCACCCTCTATAATTTCAAAGATTTTATCATCTGAGATAAATGATATTCTAACCAAATCACCAACTATGTATTTCTGTTTCATACTTACTTCCCTTTCTCAATGTATATTACATTCTTTCCATCTGAACGCTCTTCAGGCATACATGATGGTGCTGCGCATCCTGTGTTTGGATATAACCCAAAGAAGAAGCATTCAGCACATTTTCTTGCACGGTCATCTGAGTATTTTGCTTCTACGACTTCCAAGGTGATTTCATCGCCTACTTTATATTCTTCCATGTTAAAAACAAATATTATATGGTTTACCTTTCAATGTCGGTCTCTTTTGTTCCACGAACTTCAAGAGTTCGTTGTAATCAATCGTGAACAATGGGCAGTACTTGTACTTTAGGGTACAGATGAACTTGCCATCGAGCATGATGTCTAGGAACAGGGCTTTCATCGCTTGTTTCATTGGGTTACCTCCGTGTTATATTCTTTCTGAGCCTTTTGAACCTCGTAAACGAAACGATTGATGCTGATGCCGCAATCAACTACCTCCTGATTGTGCTTGACTGCATCGGCTATCAGATGGGTGCAATCTTCGGTGAAACCACAGATGCGGTCGCCCTCTATCGTGAAGAGATATTGATGGGTGTTGTAATAGGCGCACTCGCATAGGTTGAAGTGATTGCCTTCGAGGATTCTGCGAACGTAGGGATTGTTGAGGCGAAGGATTATCAGCTTGCCTTGGCTTGCGTAATACTTGCGGTATCGGATGCGGTCGTAGAGGATTACGACTATTCCCAGTATAAACATCATGGCTGAGACCATGATTTCGATTTCTTGTCTGCTCATAATTTTTTCTTTCTTAATGGTTGAAACTTGTGCTCGGCGGATGCTCGCTGCTCGGACGTACCGTATAACTCTTCATTGACATTGTGCAGCTTGACGGATGCTAGCTTGTGGGTGGCAGGATCAAGCCCATTGCTCTTACAATAGTTTTTCCATGCCTCCAAGCCATGGGGCTTCTTGGCATCTTCGGCGGCTTGTTTGGCTTCTTCCTGTCTTTTCTTCTCTTCCTCTACTCTTCCTCGTTCCTCCAACAGGTCTTTCTCGTAATCGACCAAGGACATCATAAGGTCTTGTGGATTTATGGACTTTCCGTTGTTGAAGAGCTTGCGGTATTGCCCATTCTCGAAGCAAACAAAGAAATAATCTAGCTCGCCTGGAGTTAGGTAGAAATACTTGGCGCAAATGCGTTGCGCTAGCATCTGTATCTGAAAGTCGGTTACGCCTCCTTCTGTATCGTATGCACCGAGATAGTGAAAGAGCACTACCAACCGTCCCATAACCCAAGCGGTGAGATTTTGTAAGCCTCCATCCTTACGAATAGTGAGCATCGTCTTGTTGCCCTTGTTGATTGCTTCGGTGAAGGACATAGGACGAATGTAGCCCGGTCTGTCACTGTTGGAAGGCGTTATTGATGAGGTTTCTCGTGCGCTCTGCAAGGCGCTGTGCTCGTTGCTGTTCATTGCTTGTTGGTGTTTCTATCTCGTCTTCCCACCTTGCGCCATTGAGATAAGTGAGCGGATGGGCACGATATGGTTTGTAATTACGATTGTCTTGTGGTTGTCCTGCCTTGATGGTGGATGCCACGTATTCGGGGATGGCTTTCATGCAAGCTACCTTTTCGGAGAAAGAAAGCCTATTCCATTTCTCTTCGGATTTCTTTCGCCCTTTCTTGTAGTCGTAAGCATTCCAGAAGTCTTCGAAAGACGGTGCTTCCTCAACATGCGATATTGTGCATTCTCCTAGCACTGCTAAGTCGGGGTACATACTAGCCTCCTTGTAATAGCGACCAGTGAGAGCATATCGTGCTCCTTGAACGAAGGCTTCTCGTTTACCTTCATCATCGGGAGCGTACTTTTTTGACTCTGCGTTGATTTCCTTTAATGTCTTCATAAGATTCTATTTTTTTTGAATTGTTTATACCCATCCTCCTGCCGATCCTACCTCTCGCTTGCAGTAACTGATGGCTTCCTTGTCGTCCTCGGTAGGGATATTGATTCCTGCCATGGAGGAGTAATCGAGGAAGTTGCGGATTACGCTGCTCGCCTCTTGGGTATTGAGCGATGAGAGGGGGCGATAAAGAGGATTGTGATTATCGTCTTTCCTGCCTGTCTCGAAGATGTGTGGGCAGATGTTGGTCTGTAACTCCCGAAGGGTCGAGACGAAGGTCTGTCCGTAGCGACAAGAGAAGTAGCTGAGCATGAAATGAATGTATGCTTGCTGCTTGTCGGTCTGCACTGGGTGAAATTTCTTTATCTCCAAGCTATAACCTGCTTCTTTCGCCTTGTCGATTTCCTTCAAGGCTGACATGTAGGTGCGGAGGTCGTTGAGATTCTTGAATACTGCCATATTGATTTACATTAGATTGATTTCCATTCCTGCCTTGGCGTAGAACGTTGGAACGCCTAGCACTTGCTGGAACTTGCTTACTGCTTTCTCGGGATTGAGATGGCGAGAGGAACCGTGGATGAGGATTATCTGATGGGCTGACTTCTCGGCTTCGCACTGCTGGAGGAGTTGGATGCCATGGGCTAGGCTCATGTGGGAGAGACGGATGCGGTCGGCTTGACTTGCTATCGTCTTGCCCTCGTTAACGGCTCTCTCCAAGAGAGAGTCATCGTAGTTGCATTCGCACATATAGCACTTGCACCCCCGGATAGCTTGCTTCATATTGTAGGCATCCGTAAAGAAATATATGGAGCCATACTCTGGATGATGAATCAAGTACGCATAACATTCAACATCGTGCTGAACTTCTAGAGGCGTAACCGAGAAATTGCCAATCTGGAAAACCTTTTCCTTTACCATTGGAATGATTCTGCCACAGGTAGTGCAGGATAGGCTTGGTGTGGAATACACATCAATGCCTGCCTTGACGAACTCCTTGGCGTATTTCGCATGATCGCCTTTCAGCCGTGGGAGTGACTGATAATCACTCCCACGCATTTTGATGTTTTGAGATTTGCAACTTTCTTTACTTCTCTCAATGGGCGACCTGCCTCTATACAGAGCTGCTGCCCATCAGTAGCCTCTAGCAAGTAACTATTGCCAGCTGACGAAGAGCCTATAACAATTAACTTCATGATGGCTTATTTGAAAGGGTTGTCGGTTTGCTTTTTCGCCTCGGCTTCGGGAGCACTAGACTCTGGCTGCTTGATTTCTCCTGTCTCAGCATCGACGGTAACCACCTCCTTAGCCTCGGCAAACTCGGCATCACGCTGCTCCTCGGCAGTAGGTACATCGTCCACGGTCATTGCGTTCTGCATTTCGATGGATAGATAACCATACTTGGAAAGCAAACGGCGAAGAACTGTCTTGGTTGCCATATCGTTGAAATTACCATACCAACCTACGCTGGTGCCTGGACCGCTCTCGGATTGCTTCTGAGCCATATCCGCAAGCTGCTCGTTCGTCATCTTGCAGTTCTTCAAGGTGGCAGAATACTTGCGTGCGTACTGGCACATATCATCGAGAGACATGTACATCATCTTGCGGAAACCATTGGTAAGCTCTAGGAAGGCAAAGTAGCCGACAACCTTGTTTGAGGTCTTTTCCCCGTCAAGATGGAGCTCGCCCGAAATCTTATCGTAGCCTTGATACTCTCCATCGTAGACAATGTCGGCATTGATATTCTTGTAGAGTCCCGAACGGATGGCAAGCTGATAGAGACCCTTGTAACCGATAATCATGGTAGGGGTGTTGCCATAAGGAACGATGTAGGCGTAGCCTAGCTGCTTGTTGAGAGGAAGGTGAAGGGAAGCTGCCTTCATCGCCTCTGCCATCAGCAACTGGGGAGGACAGGCGAGAAGCTTCTCATCTGACGTTACCAGCTCCATGAGCGATGTGGCGAACGTTCCTGCATTATCCTTCATGGTGCTTTTCAACTGTGCCTGATAATAGGCGTTGTTTAATGTGTCGTTGAACGACTTGACTGCTAACTGCTTATTTGTTGCCATTTTTTCTTTGAACCTACAATAGTAGGAATTTTATTTAGTTAAAAATTTGATTAATTCTTCTTTTGTTCTAAAACATTGATTCTCCCTCCTCATGGGAAAGACTGGGAAACGATAGGTGATGGTCTTATGCTCGCCTACTACGTCTATCCCGATGCCTGCGATGTTGGCACGATGGATTTTATAATCGACGAGGATATAGACGGTATCACCTATGTTGTATTTAGTTTTCAGCTCCATCTGAACACTTGATTTGAAGAGTTTCGTCTGGGCTTACCGACAGCCTTATCTGCTGGTAACCTTCCTTGTAGATAGGATGGAGGTTGCTCTCGCATTCATCGAGTATCATCGGAACGGACACATCGTAGAACTGGGCGATGGTATAGGCGATGTCGATTCCTGCATTGACCTTGGCGGCACCATTGAGACGGCTGTAAGGTACGCCATCGTGGTAGCACTCGCAGAAAGGCTTCTTGTCGCCATCGAGATTGGTCTTGAAGAGAGACCAACGCACAAACTCGAAATGCTTGTTAACCTCGTCTTCCAGGAGTGAGCAAGAATGCTGATAGTAGTCGGTGGCGATGTCTAGCTTCTCGTCCAACTCGTCTAGCTGATTCTGATAGGTCTCTTTGCTTTTCTTGCGCTCTTCGATGAGGGCAGAAACCTTGTCGTACTGCTGCTTCGTGGATAGGCGAGCGTAGAGCCTGTGTGCGTCCAAAGAGATAGAGCCTGATTGTCTTTCTAACTCATCGAGTATTTTTCTATCCTCATCACTCTCAACAGGAGGTTTGTCCAGTTCTTCATCCAATCGGTTTGCCTCTTCGATGGCTTTCTTGTAGTTGTCGTTCTCTGCGAGAATCTCTGTGTAGCTTCTTGGATTTTCTTTCTCAACCTCGGAATAGTGAGACTCGGCATTCTTGAGAGCCTTGTGGGCTTCGGTGAGCTGGTTGGTGATAGTGGTGCGGTCTTCCTGCAACTGCTCCAACATTTCGTTTAGCTTTGCTTGCTTACCCTTGATGTCACCTGCCAAGACTACCAATTTCTTCAAGCGGTCTGCCTTGTCGTTGTTGAATCGGTCTTCGGAATCTCGCTTTATCTTCAAAACGTTCTCCACAGGGAGAGGCTGACCACAATGCGGACAGAAGGACAGGCTGTCATCCCAATGCCATTGCTCGGCAGAGACTGCTTCGTAATCCTTGGCGCCCTGCTTCTTAGACTTTTCAAGTTCATCGAGCTGCTGCTTGATGTGAATCTCGGTATCGGTGAATCCGTCCATCTTGGCTTGCAGCTCATCGACCATGGCTTTTGCCTTGGACTTGGCGGTTCGGGCAGTGATAAGGTCGGAACCATGCTTCACCTCCTCGTCACCAGACTGGAGGCGTGCGCTCTTTTCCATTTGGTCGATGCGCTTGCGCTGAAACTCCAGTTGCTTGCGGATGCCTTGGATGCGGACTTGGGCTGCTCCACCTGTGGAGAAGGAATTAATCTTTGATTGCGTCTCTTTCAGCTCCTCAATCTTTGCATCATGCTGCGACTCCAATGCATCCCAGTCTTCCTTTTCGGGCAGTGCCTCGTTGAGCTCCTGAAGGCGTACTGGGATTTCATCGAGCTGCTTCTGAACCTCGCTGCGCTTGTACTTGATGTGGTACAAGAGACTCTCGATGTCTTGCTTCTTCAAGGCTTCGAGGACGAAATCGTACTTAGCATCGCCCTCGGTGATAGCATCGGTGGAAATCTCGGGAACCAACTGCTGCAAGAACTTGCGCTGCTCTGCCCATGGGCGAGATACAAAGTCTGTTGCCGAGGAACACAAGCGGAAGGTTACTTCGGGGCAAATGCCATCCACGCATTTCTTAAAATCGCCTGCGGTGCATACCTCATCGTTGATGAAATACTTGTAGGTGTTGGTACATGTGTTGCCAGTCCATTTGTCGGAGAGGGTACGCTTCAAGGTAGTTTCCTCACCGTCTACAGAAAGCGTCAGCTCTGCTTCATGGGCGATTTCCGGGATAATGTTGTGGTCTCGGTCGAAGGTCTTAATGTCAAGGGCATTGCCTTTGATGTCGGTGCCGAAGAGGACGTAGGTTAATGCAGAAGCTAGCGTGGTCTTACCCACCCCATTACTGCCAAAGATAACAGTGAGGTCTTCACCGAAATTAACCTCTAGGTCTCGGATTCCACAGAAGTTGAGAAGCTTAATCTTCTCGAATAGGATTTTCTTCATTGTTATTTTTGTTTTTGGTTTCTGACTTTTCTTTTTCACTCAGTTCCTTGTCGTACTGCATGAAGGCTTCCGCTGCTGCCGAAGTAAAGCGGTCGCTATTACGCATTGCCGATAGGATGAGGTTCTTCAAGTCCTCGTTTGAGGCATGAAGATAGGAGTAGGCTTTCTGCTCCTGCTTATCGCCCATAAGGACTAGGCAGCGGAAATGACCGGCTGCATCCTGAGACTTCTCCACCTTCTTAAGAATGTTCTTGATTTGGAGGAGGTAATTTTGTTTGATGTTCTTTTTACTCATTTGGTATATTTATTAATATGTCGTTGAGGGTCTTGTGGAAAGCAATCTCCTCTTGTTTGAGGAGATTGTTAAGGGCTTCCGACAGGTCTTTCTGTACGGCGGTCTTCAACTGTGAGTAGAGTACGCCGTGCGGGATATGATGCTCATCGGGCATCAGCTCTTGGATTTTGCCGATGATATATTGCTCGTCCATCACTGTTTATCCGTTGAACCTAGACCGCTTCGAGTTCCGTTGACTAATCCTGCAATGAGATTCGTTTGTGGAACATAAACTATGCGTCCCTGGCAGATGCAGCTATTGGCACCAATAATTATCTTAAAACCGAGAAGGCGGAGGATGCGATGCTTCAAGCGGAATCGTCCGAACTTAATGATAGCCTGTACTTCCCCTCCGTAGCCAGAATCTATCAATCCAACGATTGCATCGGCATTGATGCGGATTCTTGCAGGTATGCAAGAAATCCATCTAAGCCATTTAGGATAGCAAGCGAATGCTATCATACCTTTGCCCGACTGACCGCTGCGTGGCTGAATAATCATCGCCATATTGGTAGGCAGGGCTATCTTGAAACCAAGAGGAACATAAACCCTTGTGTTTGGAACTGCCTCTACGTCTTTAGCATTGTAGAGGTCGTAGGCAGCATCTGTTTCGTGCGCCTTAGTTGGGAAGTGGAATGGAATAGCATCCACTACGATTCTTGTACCGATTTTGCTCATATATTACTAATTTTCCTTTTCTATTAATGGTAAATGTCCGTGTTTCTTTAGCTCTTCATATAAGAAAAGCCTTCCTTTCTGTGTCCACTTGGTGTGCATTACCGAACCAGACGAGCCATCTTTGTGCTCAATCGATATTGTGTCCGATTGAACATAACCGCAAGGAAGATACTTTGCGTATAGAATCCACTGACCTCCAACCTTACGCTGAATGCCATAGTTGCGAAGCAAGATATTGAATGCCTTGGCGGACTGTCCGTAATCTTGGGCGATCTGCGTGGTGGTAACGGTTTCCTTGCTTGCAAGTATCTTATCAACATAGGTTACCTTTGGCTGCATGGTGGCGATTGTTCCGCTTAACTCTACTATCTCTTTCGAGTTAGCTTCAAGTTGCTTTTGCTGCGCTTCTATCTTTTCCGCTTGGTCGGCGGCTAGACGAAGGGCTTCTGCAAAGGTGATAGGAACTTTTGTAATGGAGGCTTCCTTGGTTTCTAGTTCTTCCCAACGAAGCACAAGCTTGGCTCTCGCCTCGTCATTGAATTTAGTTGCGACATACAGGCATTCCGTTTTGTTAAGCATATAACAAGGTCTGTCTTGGTTATTGGCATCCTTGTAAGAGCCGAGCGGAAATTTCCGTTGGGCTACTTTTTCCCAAGCTGGTTCCATGTTCCTGATTGCTTCAAGCACGTCTGAGTGTCGCTTGCCTGTAACCTCTGCTATCTCTAGCGAGGTCATTGTTTCTTTCTTAATAACGTCTGTCATAAGCTATCTTTTAGTTTCTTTACTTCTTCCTCATAATGCGTGATGAGGAGCTGTAGTTCAAACAAGGAGTAGTTTTTGGTTTGATGCGCCCGAATATCGAGCATAGCCACCTCCTTCTCTCCTATTTTCTTGATGAGATTCTTTCTATAACCTATCAGATGGTCTGCTGAAAAAATATTACAAGAAATACACTCTGCATTGCAATTTTCCTCATCAAATCTCGTGTTCATCTTTGTGCGTGAGTAATAATGCCCGCATTGAAGCTTCGACCAAGGAAGGATACGACCACAAGATATGCATCGACCATATTTAAAGCCCCATTCTTTCGTATCACGCAAGCGGATGAACTCGGAAAACACCTTATCAAGTTTCTTGACAAGTGCTGGCTTGCTAAGTCCTGCCTTGGCTTTCTTCTTCTCCTGTGCCTTTGCCTTGACTTCCCAAGGTGCAGGCTTCTTGAACGGAGTTCTTTTCAATGGGGTCTTCCTATGTAATGTCATATTTCTCTTCTTTTTGGATTTCACTAGTTCTGATTGCCTTTCGGATGCTCTTTATCTTAGAGTTGAGTATCGAAATGCGCCTGTAGCAAAGTTCGAAATGCCCTAGGCTACACCAAGGGTTTCGGGCTAGCTGCATATATATGTCGTACACTCTTTGCTGATAAGCGGAGAGTGTGGTTTTTGTCAAGTCTATCATATATCAACAATTGTTTACAGATTTATAAAACCTACCTATCCTCACGGACTGGCAGGATTAACTTATTTCAAGTCAAAATCATTAATTGGTGTGCCGCTGCACAAAGATAAAAAATGTAATTGAGATAGTCTTTGCAGACAGAATCGAACTGCCTCTTTCCGTGTTTGATAAGACTGTTTGTTAAGGATTTACACAATAAGTTCACGGACGTGCTCCTTTACACTATGCAAAGGATTGAGGGCATCGTGCGCTGCCACGAATTTAAGAGCCATGCTCACCCTGTGTTGGGTTGCGAGGATTTTGTTTAACATTATATATGGCTAATCAACATTCAACTCCACACCACGCAGCCCGATATTTAGGACTTAATACTCTTCAACATGTCAAAGAACAATTGCTCTGTCGCCCTTACGATGGGTGTTTGGCTTTGTCACTGGTATTGCTATATATAAGAAGGTGTTGGTAGAATAGCAGCCCACGCTATTTCCTTATGGTTTGTGGCGATGAAATAAGCAAATAATTATTCTCTTTGATTGATTGTGCCACTGGACTGGTTTACCGCTCTTTTGTCACCATTCTAGGAACTTAATAACAATATTCAATAACGATATTGAGGCAGGAAAGTGAATTGAACACTCGACCTTTCGCCTAAGCGAACGCTCTACCACTGAGCTAGCCTGCCAAAATGCCGTTCTATCCTCACAGACCGAAGGGCAAAGTGTAAAATTAAATAAAGTATAAAATTCAATTCAGTTAATGGATACAACCTTTTCCTATTCTCTCGAACGAGAGAGGTTTGAAAAATTAAAATCTATAACGCTAAAACCATTTTTATCTAAGAGCCAAACGGCTTTCTTTATCTTATCTTTACGGGAACCTTCACGAGTTGACCTCCATACCTGTTGCAGGCTTGGTTCCTTATCTTTTCGGATAGTTTGCTGTTCGTTCGGAACGCAATGGCATTGTAAACAGAAGCTCTGCTACAGCCGAAATCTCTAATCAACTTAGGAATTTTATCCTCGTCGATTAAAATTTTCTGAATTTTTGCTATCTTTACCATATTTTTTGTTTATCTTTGCAACATTAAACTATATTTGTATCAGTATTGAACTGATTTACGAGTGCAAAGATAATAAATCGTAGGCACATATCTACGTTTGTAGGCATTTATTTATAATTACTTAGTATATTTACACATTTATAAACAATAGGAATTATGAAAGGACTTAAAGATAGAATAAACGAGATTAAAGACCATTTTAGGCTGTCTAACAGAGGGTTTGCAGCTGAGATAGGGGCTAAGCCAGCTGCGACAAACAATTATTTAAATGGTACAAAGGAGCCATCAATGGATTTTGTAGATGCCATATTGTCTAAGTACGTGGACATATCGGCAGAATGGCTTTTACGTGGTAAGGGTACGATGTTTGTGAGCGATGAGCCAACAAGCGAGGAAATCACAAGGGAGTTGGCTGACGCTAAGGTGAAGATGCTTGTACAGGAGGGCATTATCGACCGACTGAGCAAGATCATCGAAAACAAGATAGACAACAAGCAGGAGTTCGTTAAGGAAAAGTGGGAAGGAAAGCTAGGATAGTTCCTATGATACCAAACAAAAAAGGAGGGCACTAAGCTCTCCTTTTCTGCTTACTTTAAGACATCCTTTCTAACGTATTCAATATCCTTGATAGAAGCACGTTCCTTACTCCATGTCACCTCGTCAAGTCCGTTGAAGTCGGCACCATCGGGTGTGTCCTCTCCAATGTTGAGGAAGATACGCTCGGGAACGTTCCTCATTTCATTCTCACCATCGAACTGACGGATGGTGGTATCTAGAAGGTTGTAAAGTTCTTCCGCATCGCCTTTGAACAAAATAGGCTTTACATCGCCTTTCCAGTTTGTGAGTTTCTTTCTAGCATTCTTCAATGCTTCATAAGTCTCTTGTGTAATCATAAGCTATTTAATTTTAAAATGGTAGTTTTACTCTATTCTTCCAAGCTTCTAGCGTGGTCGGGAATTTCGGCTTTTTCTTGTGATAATGGTAGAAACGCATCATCTTCCAGTAAGCGCTGATGTAATATCTGCAAGGAAATGGTGCTCCGATGCAGCTGAAATCGCATTGCTTACCACGCTTCTTGCCATACCCGAAGATGTACAGATAGCAATTATCACACCATTCCGCACCTGTAAAATACTTTTCGTTTCTTCTGCTCATAAATGCTATTTTAGTTAGCCTCCGTAAATGTAAACATAAAGTCATCTTTTGAAACAACAGCAACAAATCGTCCAAACGGTGTTAGCTTAAATATAATAAAATCACCAACCTCTGCTACAAGCTTTTTTTTGAAAGATTGTAAGATTATCAACTTATGTTCGTCATCTACTAGGATTACATTTTTACTACCAACGAAATCAATTACATCGGATTTATTTGCTCCATCCCATTGAACAGCCTTGAATGGTTTGACGGATTTACTTACAAATTTCTTTATCATAAGTTCTACATTTAAGCCCCCTCCGAAGAGAGGGCGGTTGTTACTACTTCAATTTGCTAATATCCAAAAATGTACTGCTATTTCCACTGGTTATAACCTGTGGAATTTCGCCATTCCATTTCTCAATCCACATCTTCTGCAAGATGGCAGGAGTGAGCGATGCGGTCTTCAACTCGTTGGCTTCACGCTCTGCCTTGGCTTGCACAAGCATCTTCTCGGCTTCGGCTTTCTTTACGGCAACCTCGTTGAGTGCTCTCTGTGCTTCTTGGATGGCTTTGTTCTTCTGATTGACGGCTTCGACAATAGAACTTGGGTACTTCAAGCCAGAAGTAAGCTGCTCTAGGTGGAAGTGTTCCTTGGCGAGTGCCTTGCTAAGTTGGGCTTCGATAGCCTTCTCCACCAAGTCACGATTGCTGACGATTTGGTCAGTGGTGTATTTGTTCAGCTGAATGCGGAAGGCATCCTTCACATAGTTGAACAAAGTACCATTGATGATGTCCTTCAACTCCTTGCGATACTTCTTGAACACCTTTGGCGCATTGCCATCCACCATTTTGAGAGACACTGTAGGATCAACGGTGAACTCCGAGCCATCCTTGGCATTGATGGTGAAAGGTGGGTAGTCGATAGTCTGCACGAATGTTGGGTACTCGTACACCTCTTCGGTGAAAGGATTGTACCAAACACGACCAGTGACAAGGCTCACATCATCAACACCCTTATCTGAACCATAGAGGTTGACCAAGATACCCTCAGAACCAGCATCTACACGCTCACTACATGAGGTGGTCGAAAACAATGCTGCACCAAGCAGCGTTACCAAAAACAAACGATTAATTTTTTTGTTCATCTTTCTTGTTGTTTTTAAATGTTAAACAATTTGTTGCGATTGAGAACAATATCCACAGGGTGAAAGCTATCACTCCAATAATGTTCAAGGTGGTGTCCGCCTTACTAACAGCCCTAAGGCTTAAGCTAAGAATCATCAATGTTGAGAGTAGCCACACTACAAACAACATAACTTTCCACTTAATCTTTTTCATAACTCCAAATATTTATATTTTTTTCTTCTTTAGCAAATCATAAACCTCTAGAATCTCCTTGTCGGATAGCGGCTCATCGTCCAGCCTGTACTGGAAGAACTTAACCTTCGTGATGGCTGAGACAGAATATTTCTGCGCAAGCCTTGCTATGCCATTGAGCGTGCCGGTCTTCTTGTAAATATCGACAACATCACGAATATACTTGATGAATTGCTGTTGCTGATACTCGACAACGCTCACTGGCATCTTTTGAGGATTACTAACGACAGCATTCCCATCAAACTCTTGGTTAAGACAATCCTCGCCACGTTTGGATACATTCAAATCGTTGCAGAACATATCAGCCTTGGTATATGCGCTACAGAGTGCACCACGCAAAGAATCTATCATGTTTCTAAGCTTGATGTTCTCGTCGGCAAACGTTTTTAACTTTACAGCCTTCAACTCAATATACTCTTGTTGCTTGCTATAGACAGCTTGAAGCTTTTCATATCTATTGTTCAAATTATCGAACTTGGCACGGATTTTCTCTCCGTTCCACTTCTTAGGCAAGATTTCCTTTCTCTCGGAATAGGTTGTAAGCATATTCTTGTACAAGGTTTCTTGCTGAGTCAACTTGCTCTTCAAGTCCTCGTTCTCCTTTTTGAGGATGTCACGCTCCGCCTTGATCTTGTCGTAGTTCTTCAAGACGATATTAAGTTCTTCTTCCTTTGTTCTTTGTGCCATACTCAATGTCTTTTAGATTTTTCTATGCTATACTGGTCGCAGATGTCGCAATAGGCACCATACGCTAGTTCGTCAGCCATTTCATTGTACTTGTTTCCGTCGTGTCCCTTTACCCAATGGAAGCGAACTCCTGCAACGTGAGCAGCACATTTTTTGTAAAGTTCGTATAAGTCTGGGTTCTTCTTAGGCTTGTAAGACTTAGACAAGACCAAGACGCAATACTGACTATCGGTATAGATGTCAATATATGCGCCATCAGGGCAAGCGTTAACAGCACTAATAATGGCAAGAAGTTCCATGCGGTTGTTTGAGGTGTTCAGCTGTCCGTGGTTTTTCATCTTGATGACCTCGCCGTCCTTGAGAATTATGTAAGCAGCACCTCCTGCTTTTGTTTGCGACAAATTATCACAAGAGCCATCTGTGTAAGCCACATAGTGCAAACCATTGTCGGGAAATTCCTCTTCAATCTCGTTGATGATGGTCTTTTCGTGCTTAGGTTTTGCTGTCGTGGATTTTTCCTCTCGTAGATGAGGCTTTCTTTTCCATTTACCTAACAAAACTCCATGATATGCAGAAACCAACGAATGCCAATGATTAGGTGCGTCGCCATTTTTCTTTTTCCAACCCACTTTTTGGGCTAAATTCCAAATGGCATCTTCCCATTCTTTATCATCTAGCTTCATTCTGCTAGAAACATACTCGTCAAACTCCTTACGCGTGGGTACGTGCACGCTAGGTTGATTATAATTATTTTTTTTCATAACGATATATTTTTTATAATTAATATTTTTATTCCGCTAGGCTTAAAACAGGAACTGGTTGCACGTTAGCTGAGAAAAGTAAAATCCCCCTTACCCTCAAATGTTGCATTGAGGGCGAAGGATTCACCAGGTGGAGACCGTATATTCGCCCCTTCCGTCGACCTATCACAAATCTATGCGTGAATCGGCTTTGCAGCTTTTGAAACATAGCTTTCAATCCTTCTCGTGCCTTCTGCAATTAATCCTGCACTTCACCATGAGTCTTCCTTGTGATTTTTGAGTCTCAGCAATGCGGAAGGTATCTAGCCGAATCTTATGCCTTGACTTGCCTTGCAACTTAGGAAAATGGAAAATCCCCAAAGTTGTGTTACGACCAACTAAGGGGATTTAAAATATATCGTTACCTATTGAAGGCTACAATAAAATCTATGTCTTCTTATCGTCAATCGTAACTTGACGAGTGCAAAAGTAAGCATAAAAATGATAACATCCAAATCTCTTTAAGGTCAGTTAAGATTTAGATTTTGTCTAAATATCAAAGAAAATTACCCAAAAATTTGTGTTATA